GACTTTTCACCAATTCCAAGTGCTGGGTAGTGATCAGTGACGCGACCACCCGCTCTTAGATTATCGGTTGTATCATTATCAGTATTAGCATAGCCAGTCTTTTGACCGTTCTTAACAAGTGGATAGTAAACCGTAAATGCTACCTGTGCTCCATCTTTCAGCATTTGTTGAGCAGACGTTCCAGCTTGATATTCTCGAATAGAGCGATCAGCCATAATTGCAAGACTCTTCATTCGATCTGGATAGGTCTTAGAAGGATCAGCCTCATGAATAATTTTCCCACCAGAAATAATATTACCGTTCATATACGTCTCACCTGGTCCGATCCGGATTGAAGCGTCGCCATTTAGCGTAACAGTTGAGTGGTATTGCCGTGCCCATGCATTTGGCGAAATCCATTCAGGGTGATAATTCATTTCTGGCATAATCATTTCGCCAAAATAATCTTGCTTAGGAATTGTGATCGTATAACAAGTTGTATGGTAACGATGATCCCGATCAATAGAGTAAGAAATATCACCATAATAGTTATCACCGGTCTTATTAATTTGTTCAGCCCACAAGCCATTATTCAGCTTAATCGCGAAATTGTCAGGCTTATCAGTGATCTTATAGATCGAAGTTCCACCATCGTTTGCTTGATGATAACCAAATGTTTCAGCCATGTCACCAGCTTTTAGCTTGCCATCTTGTTGCATATCGGCAACTGTGTTATATGCACTACTTGCACTATTATTCTCAATTAGCTCATTAATATGTTTTTCAAACTCGTCTAATTGAGGTTTTGTAACAAGATCGTCACGCTTAATCTTATCTTCCAGCTCTGCAATGCGATTCTGAATACCGTTAAGCATAGAAGTGGTTGCAGATCCTTGTCGGTTTAATTCGTTAATTAGATCTGTTACTTTGTTTTGGAAATCATTAAGCACTTTATCAGCTTGGGCAGTGTGATCTTTGAATGATTGCATAAGTTCATCTACAATCCGTTCAAATGGCGAGATCCAATCGCGTGGTACTAAACCAGTAACAACTTTATCTGCTAATACTTTAAGATCAAATTCAAGAGTAGTAACTGAATTACCATTCTTTAGAATACGGAAAAATGCTTGCCGATATGACCCAGCCAATGGAAATGCTTGCTTGGGCATATCAAAGCGAAATTTACCTGCTGATTCATCAATTGGAACATATCCCTCGTCATCAATAACCCTAAAATCTCCTTTGGCACTCTTAGGTAAGAATCCTTCAAACCAGACGTTACACCCAGTTAAATCAAATGGTGTGCCATCTTGATTCTTAATGTTAACAAATACTTGGCGCATACCATCTTCCCATTGGCGGGCGGTGATCCAATTGTCGTTGCGTTGCTCATTCCAGTCAATATGAAAATCTTGCACGTTATCAACCAACGCACGATTATCAGCACCCATGACATAAGTTAATGTTTGTGACACCTATTATCAGTCCTTTCTATGTGCTTAAGGCTTAACGTATATTAAGTCCCAAACGCTTAATTTATCTACTATAATTGAAATTGAGTTTCCATCTTGTGTGAAATTAATCGGTTGTGGAGCGGGTGATTCATCCGCTTTAATCAAAAAGACTCCTGAAGGTGTGTTTTCCACAGGAATCGTTAATTGAATGTTGCTTTGTACTTGTGGCATGACTTGTGTTCCCTGTGGATCTTGCCAATTATCATGCGCAATACCAATCATATTTACTAGTGAAACAATTGAACCAAACCCTGACCGCTTATAGACGGTAGTGATCTTATCCTTATCAAACCCAGTAGATAATTGATGAGTAGATGACGTTACAGGATCGTCAATCCACTTACCATTTAGGATCTGTAAGAATTCTACAAACGTATCAAGGTAGCTCATAATAATTGTCTTACTTGAATCACGCAATTTCAGGTTTGAATTCGGGAAATATTCATTAGCTAAATAATGTTCTCCCCACTCAAGATGACTTGCACCATTAGACATTTCCATTGCGTCACATAAAAAGGCAGCTGCATCATTAACCATTCCATCGGTTTGATTATTGGTTTCTGCTTTCTCCTTATTGACATATGAAGGAATAACCATTGGCTTCCAATATTTCTGGGTACTATTGCGAATGTAACTGGCTAATTGTTTGAAAGAAAAGCCAATCCCGCCCCAAGGCTCCACATACATAAAGTCAACAGTATTGCTTGCCATAACTTTTTCTGTTCCAATGTCATCAGCATTGTTAATTGTCAATCGTTTGTCGGGATTCTTTGCTTTAGCCGTTTTTAACATTCCGCCATAGCCGTCTCCCCATTCCCACCAGTTAAGGTGTACCCCGTCTGATGAATAGGTTTCATTTGGCAAAGTTCCAAGTTGATCAACATGCCAACCATCAAACGGAAGATTCTGATAGACTATATCCGATTGACCGCATAAATAATTCTGCCAAGCAGGGTTTAAGACGTTCATGTAAGTAATATTCAACTTTCCACCGAATCCCTGATCATTTTCACCAGCAACTTCTTTTAGATCCTTATCCTTATAGAGGAACATTTCTTTAGTCAGATTAGGATTAGTCCAGTTAAGATTGCTATCATCACTGGATGGAATTCCTAGTTGTGAGCCATAGATGAGGTTGTAGAACATCGCTTGCATACCATAATTATGAACTACATCAATGTAATTCTTAACAGTATTAAAACTAGTTGGACGTTTCATAAAGTCAATCCAGTTCTGTTCCGGTTTACCATCAACAATTCGGAGAGGAGTGTCGTCACGGTCATACCAGTCATAGAATTGTACGTAATTAATATGGAAACGGTTCATTTCTTTCACAATTCCATTCATCTGGTCTTTATCAATATTAGGCCCGAAGTTTCCTAAAAATCCCATAATTGGCACATATTCAACATGATTGTTAACGTTGACTGCAATGAATTCGGAGTTGCCTGCAGAAACTTCAAATAAATAACCTTTGTAATCCCCGTCCGGGATAGTCCAATCGAAGGTGTTATTACCTTTTTTAGCATTAATGTCGGTTTCAAAGACTTTACTTGCCATATCATACACTCGTAAAGTAACTAACCCACTATCAGACGCACTAAATGTTAATGTTAATGCATCTTTAGGCTTATAAATTGCTTTATCCGTGTACAAGGTGCCAATCGTAGCATTGCTAGTAACTGGTACACCACCATCCATTTGAATTGCTTGTACCTTTCCTTGATTATCAACAGTCACTTTGTAGGTTTTACCATTAGACGAAACTTTGACACTAGGGAAAATCACTCCTTTAACTTTATCTAAAATTGAATCGTCATGATTAGTGATTTGATCAGAAAGGTCCCTATCTCTTTTTTCAGATTCCTGAATTGCCTTCTTTAACCCCTTCGTTAAATCATTAAGCCAATCCGAAATTTTCATATTAAACACCTCCTCCTGTGTAATTTTCTAACCATGAATATAAATCTGAGCTAGGAACTGAAACATTATTTCCGTTCTGATCGAGATCATTAATAAGTTTGTCAAATTCCTTCTTAGTAACGACATCATCATCTAATTCTGGCAGTTTGGATAAATCAACTTGTCCTATTTCGGCAAGAATACGAAGTACAACTGCTCTTGTTGTAGGAATATCAGTACCACGTGCAATATGGGAAGTTCGCTTGTTCCATTCTTGGCTTACTTGCCTAACTTCATCATGAGTGGCGCTAGTTTGTTCAAGCTTACTAATTCGGTTGTTATAAGAATTGAGTTCATTGTTAAAATTATCTTCTATTATCTGAAAGTTGCTTTTTAGGGTGGCTCTGGTTTCTCTGTCAGATCCATTAAAATCTTTTTTTAATCTCATCTAATCACCAACCTTTCTTTTGATAATAACTCCGCTATTATCAATGGTAATTTTATAGATTGTGCCATCGGGGGATTTCAATTTAACAGAATCATAAACAATTTCTTTCATTTGATTCAGCGTTTCCTTATCATGACCATCAATATAAGCATGAACTTGTTGGTAATTCTTTTGCGATTGATCAGCAGCCTTTTTTAACCCACGTGCTAGATAATCAATCCAATCCCAAATATTCATAAAATATCACCCCGCATACTCTTTCAGCCAGGTAAAGAGTTCCTTATCGCCACCAATTTGATTCTTTTGATCAATACTTTCATCACTTGTTTGTGCTCCTTGGCGAACGTCATTTATCGCATTTGTTAAAGCAACTTGTCGAGAATGTTGATAATCTAAAATGTTCTGCGAATTACTATTAAGCGTGACAGAAGTTGGATTGGTAGCACTATATGGATACCAATTAAAGCCAACCACTGCTTCATTAGTACAGATTGATTGTTGTTTAACCATGATATGAATCATGTCACCAGCAACCGGCTTGAAGCTCGAATAAGTCGTAACTTCTAATGATAATGCTGGGTCTGGTTGAATTTTCGTCTTAGCATAATCAGACATCGCATTTTTATCACTAAAACGGCCATCTTCAATCGGTTCAGCTGGATATTCGCCGTACTTCTTAATTGATTCCTCATCACGATACATAAAAGGGGCAAAATAATAATACTCGCTAGATGTCGATGAAGAACTTTCCGAAGTCGTATCGCCACCACTATCGCTATCACCAGCAACAATCGCTGCCATCTGGTCATTACGTTCCCACCAGGTTGGCGGATACGAATCAATCGATTGAGTCTTACAAGATTGTCCTGGAGCCGGTTCATAAATCATCGTACTGTTATTTAACGCCATACAGATGTGATATGAACCGCCGTGTGAACCATAAAAACCCATATCACCAGTTTGCACTTGTGATCGATCAATTTGTTTACCATATGGTTCCATTGCGACTGTATAAGCCGGGATATTAATACCCATATCTTTGTAAACTTGGCTCACAAAAGAAGAGCAATCCATTCCATTGCGAGGATTACCACCACGAGCACCACCGGCTCCTCCCCACACATAAGGAACACCGAGGTACTGTTTGGCATCATTAACAACTTTATCGGCACCAGCCCCACCAGAACCGTGACTATCATCTCCACTAATTGAAGTATCTACCTGAGTTTCAATCGAATACTTCCCACCGATACACATAACTTCATTGGTGAGACTAGTCGAATCAAACGTCCACTTAAATTCAGTGGTGTTGTATTCATAGTCAAGGCGGTTGCCATAGTCTTTGTAGAATTGATCTTGTGCATACACCCGAATGTTTTTATTATCCGGATAAACAATTGCATTTGGCCACGCTTCAGTAATTTTACTTAACATATCAGTTCCGCTACCGTCAGCAAGTTCTTCAATCTGGGCAGTGGGAAAATCACCAATTACCTGGTAAGTAAAGCCAAGGTTATTCCCATCAATCCAATGCTTTAAAACATCTTCAATATGATAGGTAACTTGGTTTTCATCTTCGGAATCCGACTTAGTTTCATCTGTTTTAATAACAGTGGTTTTGGTCGTGGTGTTTCCGTTAGTAGTAGTTGTAACGTTCTTTTGAGCATTTAGATTAGTATCATCGCTATCGTCTCCAGAATCACTTCCAGAGTCATTATCCGTTTGCGTACTTCCATAGACCTTAACATCGGTTTGTTTATCCGCATCGGCTGGATCAATATAGGTCTTATACTTGCGTAACCGGGCAATTTCAAAGTAAACATGGGTGGCGACAATATCAATTGAGTCTACCCCACCATTAGCATCTGGTTCAGCCTGTTTAATGATGTACTCTTGACCATCGAAAAAGATTGACGCTTGACTATCTAACATTGAATAGGCAAACGAGTGGTCATCATGAGCCGTAAATTGCAGGCTCCACGTTGAATTGGCTTCCCAATCAATATAAAACGAATCGGGATCAATACAGTTAAGAGGCTCGGTTTCGGTGCGTCCAACGCCTCTAACTTTGACCTTTTCTTTAATTTCAGATCTCATAGATAAATAAATGGAAAGCTGAATGTGATGTCTACACTGTCTGCACCGGTAACAGCGATATCGTTCCAACCTGTATCCAGAATAATGTTTCCATAGTCTGTATTTGCACTAGCTGGATTTCCATTTAAGGTAGTGTTAATTCCGTCCAAAATAATACTTTCTTCACCGTTAGAAGCTTTTATATATGACCACTCACTTCCATTTGTGTTATTAGTAATCTTCATGGAATTACCCTTAAACTTAGAAATTATTTTCAAGTCGTGTTTCTGTCCAAATGGATCTACTTGAATGTCACTAGCGTTATAGACCCTAAAATTATTTGTGGTGAAATGATAGTTATATTGATCTTCGTTTTCATGAAGATTCATACCAAACTGCACACCATCTAAATCATTACTATAAGTCCCATCACTTCGATAGAGAGAATAACGATAGCCCGATGGATTATCAAAGTTCATTGTAATTAACGCATCATGAGCATAGTCTTGGCTTGGCTTTATTTCAGGCAAATTTGGGTAAACAAAACGGACGATGGAAGATTCCACGTCCGTTCGCATTCTTATTAATTTACGTTGACCGAAGATTCGATAAAATTGATGTTTAGCAAGTTTGAAGTCTTGCCAATCAGAAAATCTTAAAAAGAAATTTGCAACAATCTGGTATCGAGAAAAGGTTGAGTATTGCAAAATGCTACCATCTATACCAGGAACATCAAGATAAGAGTTATTAATTGTTGGGGTTGAATTATCGCCTAAATATTTTAACCCCTGTACCTTATCTGCAATATTAAATTCTGGCTGATTGCCAATTTTTAATAACAGTTGTGGATTTTGTAAGCTTTGCAAATAATTCGCCTCCTTAATAGCTCATATAGTCACTAACTCGCTGATCATTACCATATTGTTGATAGAACCTTTGGCGAACATGACGCGATCGAATATCATCATTACCGCCATTAGCTAAAATAGCATCGATTTGTTGCTTGCTGAAACCGGCAATCTGACCTAATAAAGCAATAACGTTATCTTTGAATTTATCATCATTTTCATTACTAATACGCTTAATATTTCCTGTTCCACCACCATCTCTTTCCATATGATCAAGTGTTTGGTTGATAATATTAAGCGCTCTAGGACGCTTATTGATATCCCAAGGAATTATTGCTTCCGGCATATTACCCTCAGCAACATTAACAAGTTGATTCATACTAACAATACCGCCGTTAGCGTATCCATGTGGCGTCCAGCCTCGTCTTGTTCCAATTGGAGCAAGATCTGATCTCCAAGTCCGATCAGCCAATACTGCTGCTATCTGGTCAACCGCAGAATGAATATTTCTATGTCGTCCTCCCATTGCTCTAACAGCTGCATTCCAAGTAGAAAGCTTAAATTGAAATAATCCAATAGGACGACCTGTCCCATCATGATCATCAATCCCTCCTCCTTGAGCCGGGTTGACTGTTGATTCAACCATAGCTTGCCAGTATAAACGCGCAATATCTCCTGCAGATAATGACTGATGCATAGAAGCTGCTGCTCGTTCTGCTGCTTTTCTAAAAGCTGATTTACTCATTGTACCAGCAGGAGAATTAGCATCTTCAGCGTCCTTGGCCATTTCTTTCATTTTATCTTTAATGGCATTTAAGAATCCATACGCGATAGCTGTACCAAGATCAGTAACTACTGGAGAGCCTGAAAAACTGGTTGATTTAAAGAAAATGCTCTTCAATGTTGCCAACGGATTCTTTTCTAATTTTTCAACTATTTCATCACTATCATCTGTACCATCAGCATAGTGAGATATTCCTACAGAAGACATAATCTTATGCGTTGCTTCACCATTTATAACAGTTGTTCCTTGTGGAGCGTTTGGTATGAGAACATTCTTTTGATCAAACATTGTCCAGTCTTTACCAGGGAATTTAACAAGTTCTTTCCAATGTGGTCGATTACTATCGTTAACAAGCATATGGCCTCCTGGATGACCACCTTTAGTACCATTAGCATAACTAATAGCTGATAATTTCTTGTCACCATCAAAGTCACTGATAACTTTATTAACTCCGTTAATCCCCTTATTTAATCGACTCACAATATCTTTCATTGCAGATTCAGCATAGTTTGGTAATTTACTGAATCCCTTGCGGAAATTATTTACAACACTGTCAATCCAACTATTCCATCCTTTAAGAAATGAGCTACTAAACTTTGAACGTTTATTTTCCATGCTATCTAAATGATTAGTTTCTGATTTATAAGCTTCGCTAAGATTACGTCGAACAGGATTATCTAAATTTGTCCATGTTGCTTTCCAATCTTTCTCAAAAGTTCTTCTAAATGAATTAAGAGCTCTGTTCATTGATTTAGTTTGACGATTAAATTCGTTAACGAAGCCAGATTTCTTGCCACTCATCGCCTTATTAGCAATATTTGCTTGATCAGCAATCATCTTGCCAAAGTTGTTTTTCCTTAAAGTAGTAGTAAGTGTCTTAATATCTTTATTAAGTTGTGTAAAGCCAGATTTCTTACCATCTAAATTCTTTACGGATTTTTGCAAAGTATTAAAGGATTTAGCTGCCACTTGAATTGGCTTGGCTAATGATTTCCAATATTTGGCAGAACTTTTAATACTTTTATCCATCGAAGTAATGCTTTTAACTATTTTAGATTTGGTAATTTCTTTAGATAGATTCTTTAAGTTCTTACCAATTGTTTGTTTCTTAAGGCCATTATTCAAATCCTTAAAGCCTTTAGTTAAAGCTTCAAGACCTTTTTTACCAGTCATTGTTTTGGTAGCATTCTGAAGTATTTTAAACGACTTCGCTAAAGATTTAACAGGAGTACTAAAACCTTTCCACGTTTTTGTAGAAGTCTTAATTTGCTTATCAAGCTTAGCAAGGGGTTTTTGTAGGTGGTTTTTGTTTAGAGTCTTTCCTAAACTATTAATATTCTTTGTTAAACTTTTACCATACTTTTTAATTGTATTATCTAAGTTTGGTAAATCCTTATTTAAAGCTGCGAAAGCATCTTTTTTAGACATAGAGTTAGAAAATTTTGAAAGATACTTAAATGCATCCCCAATTTTCTTAATTGGTTTAGCTACTTTACCCCAATTTGAAGAAGCTCCTTTGAGTTCTTTGTTCATATGTCTAAGTTCAGACGTTGGGTCGTTGCTTTTAATAACTGACTTTAGTCCTTTAAGAGCTTTTTCATATGACCCTATCTGAGAAGTCATTAACTTTAGATTTTTAACATCTGTGGAAGAATACCGAGTATTTCCAAGGGACTTTACAGATGATTTTTTAGAAGATGTTTCTTTACTTTGAGATTTAGTTGGCTTATGAAGGGCTACCTTATGTCGATTCTTACCAAACCAATCAAAGAATCCTTTCCAATCACTTTTAATTCCCTTGGTTAAATTATCATTGTCTTTATGCCAATCTTTAATAATTTGTCCCCAACGGCCCTTAAAAATATCAGAAATAGCATCTGCAGCCATTTTAAAACCATTGTGCATATTGCGGATAAAGAACTTAACTTCTGCGAATGAAGTTGTCCAAACGCCACGTACCCAACGAAAAACCGCAGCAACTTTTGGATGCTTTTTTTCAATTCCAGCAATAAAGTTATTATACTGACGAGTAGCGTTCTTAAAGTCCCAGCCAATTGTAGCAGTTATTCCCTTAGGCTTATAACCTTTAGTGTATCCATTCCAGCCTTTTTTGAAGTTATCAACAATAGTATAAGCCCAATCAGTAGCAAATCCTGCAATCTGAGAAGTCATTGGGCCACCTAAGTACATCCCAATACCTTCTGCCATAACTTTACCAGCAGACTTATATCTTCCTCGGGCTTTAGAATCAGTAAGACTATTCATAATACCTTTAGCCATATCAAAGGCTGCAAAAGCATTCATACCAATGGTCATAATTTTGCTAAAAATACCAGTTCCCTTAACCATTTCTGGTAACGCCCTGAATTTACTTAAAAGTCCTGTTGATACTTTGGTACCAGCCATCTCTCCACCTTTGGCACCAAAAGATGGTAATTTATTTTTAAACCAATTACCAACTCTAGATGTCTTAGTTTCATCAAGATAAGGCTGAATTTGAACACTTTTATTTGTAGCAACTTTCTTTTCACTATTAGGTATATTTGAAGCAATATTTTCTGCATTCTCAGTAGCAGTTGTTTTTCCAAGATTTTCTGTATTAATCCCTTGTTGACGGGCTTGAGCTTCACTAATTTCAAGAGAATGCTCTTGAAGCTGAATCATTCGTTCATAAAGACTATTTTGTGTTTCTAATTGAGAAGATGTACTTCGTAAAATACCAATACTCTTCATGTCATCTCGAACAGCATTTATTCCTGAAATTGCAGTATGTAGAATTTTCATTACTGCAATGATTCCTACAATTCCACCGGTAACAATTCCAAAAAATCGAGAAACCGCTCCTGAATGACCGGTAACTTTTGCAATACTACGTGTCAGTGAATCGATTAATTTAATAGGAAGAATTGCTACTTTTCCAACTGTTATAAGTCCGTCAGAAAATCCTCCTAAAAAACTAAGGATGGAATTAGAATGTTTAGCAATCCCGTTTGCAAATCCTTCGACGGCTTTTGAAAAATTCTCAATACTGTGCTGACCTTGTTTAGATGCAACCCATTTTCCAAAACCCTCAGCAACCTTATTAACAGCAGGAAGTAATTTATTTCCAAGGTTAATGGCTAAATCTTGTATATTCATTTGCAGTTTTTTCATCTGCATTTGGGTGGATTGCATATTCTTTTCAGCTAACTGATGGACATAGTTAGTCTTTTCCGCTTTCTCTTCAGCTTTAACTAATTCCTGCATTTTAGAAGCACTTTGTGACAAAATCATAGCTGCATTTTGCCCTGTCGTACCAAAGACAGCCTTAAAGAATGCTCCACGATCAGCTTTGCTAAGATTTTCAGTATGCTTATTGATAACTTTCATAATATCAGGAAGCTGTTTAAGAGCACCCTTTTTAGTCTTAAAGTCATCCATAGTCATACCATATTTATTTAGCGCCGCTGTTGCAGAGTCTGTTGGAGAAAGCAAACTGTTTAAGACTTTACGTAAACCTGTACCAGCAATAGATCCTTCTAACCCAGCATTACTTAATTCACCTAATGCCGCTGTAGTGGACTCTACTGATTGACCAGACTGGCTAGCCGAAGCAGATACATAATGCATTGCTTCACCCATACTCTTGAAGTCTGTTGCAGTCATATCGGCAGCATAAGCCATCGCATTGGTAACACGTTTTGAATTACTAATAACCTGTGCCGAAGTTTTATTTTGGCGCAGATTAAATGCATCTAACACATTTGAAACATTTTGTACAACATTCCCATAATCATCACCAGAAGCACGAGCGGCTTCTAGCATTGACTTCATAGATCCAACGGATTGTCCAGCAGAATAACCACGCTTAACTAATTCGGTATATTGATCTGCAATATCCTTTTGAGAGTAACCATACTCTTTAGAAAACTTAGTTGCATCTCGCTGCATGTCACCAACTTTTCTAACTTCGCTTGCAGCTTCACTAGCATTTTTAGCACCAAACCGTAATAAATTACTTGTAGTAATCCATGATTGCTGCAAGTTAGCGGACATTTGTACAGCCTTACCAAGTCCTAATCCAAAAGTTGTCATGCCAATACCAGCTGTGATTAACCCACCACGTAAAGAATTAGCCCAAGCTCGTGTATGTGATGTTGACATACGTACTTTAGCATCAATATTAGTAAAAGCACGTGCAACAGAACCTAATTTACCAGTTCCAATTGAGTTAATAGTTGAACGTAATTTTGCTACTTCCCCAGCAGTTTTTGCAGAAGCAGCAGTTTGTTTTTGTAGATCTTCTGTTGTTCGAGCTATTTGTGATCTTAATATTGTTTGTGTTTTAGCTAATTTATTATATTCATCGCTAGTAGTCTTATTTTCATTAGAAATTCTTCTCATTGTAGAAGCGTTAGCATTATACTTTGTTTGCAATGATTGCAAAGTATTTTGTAGCCGCTTTGTTTGAGCGACTTCTAACTCACTTTGGCGTGATAATAGCCTGTGCTGATTAGTAAGAAGCTTAACTTTTTGACCAGTTGTGACCGATTTCAGTCCCATTTGTTCCATCATTCGATCATAACTATTCATAGCATTAAAGGCTCCAGCACTAACAGAACGATATTTTTCTAAAGATTCGTTGTATAAAGCCTGTTGACGCTTAGCTTCTGCTAATTGTCGATTTAACCTTGAAATCTGATTTCGGTAATTTTCTTGCTTGTTTACAAGAGAAAGCATTTTTCCTTCCTCATCATGTATTTGAGCAGCAAGTTTCTTGCCTTCTTCAGTATTTTCTTTCTTTTCTTCTTTTAATTTCTTGTATTCTTCACGAGCTTCTCTAATATGTTGTGGCATATCTTGCATATCACGTTTAGCACCTTCAATTGCAATGCGATATGCTTCTGTTGCATTTTTTATATCTCTAACTTTATCTGATAAAGCACCAAAGCTGTTACCTATTGACATATTTTCTTCAAAATTAGCATGCATTACTCGCTTAAGAGTTGTAGCTTCCCGTGCTAATACTTGAAGAGAACGTGACATTCCATGATCGTCAAGATCAATTGAAAAGCGATAACCTTCAATTGTTTCCATATTTTTCCTCCTTTCCATAAAATTTCGCTTTTAATTTATGAATAATTAAAGCAACGCTTCTAACGAACGAGCAAAAGCTTCAGGATCAACTTCTCTATCTTTTCTAGACTTAGCATTTTGAATTTCGTTATAGTCGCTAAAAGAAGTATTAAAAAAATCGGTTGGCAAAGTTCCTTTCTTCTGGAACATTTGTTGACCGATGTAATCAATATCTTCAACTAAGTTTTTTAAATCCCATTTTACTTGTCTTCTTTGAGTTTTGGGTCTTGTTTTTCAGCCTCATTCATTTCTTGAATTCCTTTTTTTATAGCTGTTGGATCAGGAATATCCATATCAAGAAATTTGCGAGCTACTTCTGAATAAAAGTCAAATACCTCAGAATAAGACATATCTTCTAATTTTTTGGCATCTTCTTTATTTAAGTTAAGGAGCTTTCCGGTTTCTTTAATAACATTAGTAGCTACAATATCTTGATAATCCATAAGTGTTACTGGCTTTTTAGCTTTAGTTTGCTTTTCTTCATAGGTATCAATAGAATTAAGGATTTCGGTAATTCCCGCGCTAACCTTTTTTACATTCTTAAATGAATCCATCACAGTGAAGTCTTGTCCCAAAACTGCTTTAGCATCAAATTTAACAATCTTTGACATAATAAATCTCCTTATTTCGTTTCACTTTATTAATTTCGTCTCTGTTCGCATTCGCTACTTATTCGTTTTATTGTTATTTATTATCTTTTGCATCCCCACCAGATGCTTCTGACGTTGGCTGAAATACTTCAGTTGGTGGGTTTAGTGGTTTCCCTGACTACCAACATCACTGGATCCATGCGGTGCTTCAACAGTTCCACCATGAAGTGAACTATCTTGAGTACCATCATGATCAGCAGTAACTAATTGTTGACCTGGGAAGACTAAATCCATCATCTTTTGTTTATCAAAATCTGGATCACTTTCATAAAAAATCATGAATGGCTTTCCGCCAAATCCGTTATAGCCTAACGAAGTAAATGTTAATGTATCATCATCACGAGTTTCGGCCGTATCAGTATCTGTACCAATGTTATGCGTAGTTTCATTAAAGTTACCACGTCCAAAGCAAAAGAAAACAGATTTCATTGTTACCGGTTGTTGTGATTCAATAATAACTCCACAATCTACAGGCTTATCACCATCAACATAACCACCAAAACCATTAGCTTTCCGTCCTAAAAGCTTTTCACGAACTTGTGGATTGATAGCATTCATATCAAATGCCACCTGTGGGCTAGATGGTGGATTAGTTACATCAACCACTTCATTATTACCCGTAATCTTAACGGGGTTTCCTGAAAGTGCAGTAATATTAGCTGTTTTAGTACCTAAGTTTTGATGATCTTTGTTGGTATCAATGGGATAAACTCCCTTATCAGAAAGTCCCTTAGTTGGGTCAACAATAGTTGCACCATTATTATCTTTGATACCGACGTAGACCATTTTTAGACCAATAGATGCCATATTTATAAGTCCTCCTCGATATAATTAAATTTCAATGTATTTTCAATGTTTTGGTTATCTGGTGCTATTACGTGTCCAGCATCTGAATAACACCGAATTCTATGAGCAAATAAAATGGACTTAACCTTTTTTTCGATTAAGTCCATATCATTTTTATAATTTGTAGGGTAATAGAATTCTATTTGAACTCCTTTACGTTCATTAATAGGTTCCAAATTCCCATATTCATGTGATCCAGCAGGTAATTCAGAAATTCTCAGTAAACAATCGGTCTTTGACCAATCATTCGGCTTAATCATATAAGAATGAATATGTTGAGCCTTTAGATATGGAATGTTCTTGCAATTATCAACTAGTATTTTTCTTACTTTTGCAGTTGGTGTCATTGCTAACCACCCTTTACTTTCTCATCTAAAATCTGATGGTATTTTCTAATTTCCCGCGCTCTAATTTTCTCTTTTAAAGAAGTATCACTATTCGTTTTTTCCCAAAAGTGCTTGCCTGGAACCATAGGCAATCCAGAATCATCCAACCCTTTCTCGTTTCCGACTCTATTAGGATGATATTTATATGGCCCACCATATTGGTTTCGTGGAATCCATCCATCATTATGGAAGCGTGCTAAGTAAGCTTTCTTTCCTTTTTTAGAGAAGCCAAGTTCAACTCTACCACCAGTTGTTGCATGTTCAGATAATGTTTCTAGAATTGACTCTCCTTTTCCTTCTCTAAATGACTCCTTAAAATTCTTAGTAAATTCTTCCTTATACGGCTTCATACCAGCCTTATTTACTGAAATTCTTTGCTTTCTACTAAGTGCCTTCGCCATTTTTTCAAACATTCCATCCAAGTTGCCCTTTACCTCATTAGGCATGGTTAGATATCTCTAGATGACAAGTAATTAAATCAAATCCGTCGGCGCTCAGACCATCATCATAAGTAATACTATCGATCGTATAAATATTGTCTCCCTTGCGAATTGAATAATCACTTGTCACATTTTTATCATGACGGATAAAAAAGACTATAGCATCTTTAATATTAGCTCCTGCCAATGCTATTTGTTGTGTTTGAGTAAGAGTCCATTGCCCGGCCCAGCGTTTAAATTTTGGTGTAAATTCATCAATTGATTCACCAGTATTTGGATTAATATTGTCGGAGGGTTCATACTTACCAAACTCTAGCCTATATCGCATTCGTGCAGGATTAATACCTTTAGCCATTATTATCATCCCCCTAGTTCTGAACTCTGATCGGATCTCTCTGCATTTTCATTACTACTTTCAGTATCTTCACTATCAGAATTATCCTTACTAAGGAGTCCGTCGCTTTTCATAGTTTGGTAGCGATATTCGTCTTTCATTGAATTGATTAACGAATACAGCGCCATTGGGACTTCATAGGTTTGCTGTTCGGCTGTTGCACTTCGATGATTGTATAAGTGTGATACCTCCAAAATAACCGCAGCATTGAATACTTCATTATTATCAAAGAAATCATCAATACGTTCTCCAACTTGGTTAATAACGTCTCGCCGAGCCGCTTTAATCAACATTTTCACCAACTTATCATCATCAGTCATATCCGGTTCCAGTCGTAAAGAAGCCTTTACTGTTTGTAAATCACTATCCAATACTGTATTCTTCAATGAATTAATTGACATAAATATCACCACCTTTTAATTGCTATTTATTAGCTAGGGCTAACAAATCAGGCTTACTTGCAGATGACGCATAACTAATCTTATGTGCATCTAAATAAGCCTTAATTTCTGGAATAGTTTGATCTTCAGTTGGTTTTACATCACCGTTCGGGTCAAAAGAATCGGTTACTGCTGGTTGAGCAGAAGTGTTTGATTCAGAACCTGCTGGAGCAGTTGAGCTGGTAGCAGAACTTGCTGGAGCAGTACTTACTACCGCACTTGATGCAGGCTTATTATCTTTGCTTGCATCAGATTTAGTGTCCCCACCTGTTTTAGGCGTTGATGGGGTTGTGTTCTTCCCATCATCACCGGATGGGGAAATTATTTTGACGCTGAAACAGTTGCTAAACGGAATGCACTAGCCAACTTAATTTGGTGATCAAACCATGCAGTAAGTTGGAAGTAGTTCATTCCCTTTTGATAGTCTTTATATTGTTCATATAATGAGCTAGAAATTTCGTAGTTAAGTTGAGCAAAACTAAAGTCACCAACAACTGGTGTAGTAGCTGCGGAAGTAAATACAACTGGTACACCTAAAATTGATTCTGGTTGTGCTTGGTAAAGCGTAGCAGAGTTATTTGCCAAGCCGTCAAGCATATCGTAATAGTCGCTCCGAGTCATTAAAACTTTAGCGTTATCTTGGAATGCGTCGTCCAAGTCTGCAATAGCCTTTCGAATTGCATGGAATAGGTCTGAACCCGCAACTTCCTTAATCTTAACGGTAGTCTTATCATAAAAGCTCATGTGCTCCAGACCAGTCGGATTACTAGTGCCAAGAGACATGTTCCGTTCCTTCAATTGAAGTGCAGAAGCCAAGCAATCATTTACATATTGAACTAAGCCTGTATCAGTCCCAAGTAAAACAGTATCGGAAATACCTGCACGTACCTTTACTTGATGACGTTCAAAGTTGATTTGGTCACCCTTAAGGCTCATTTCCTTAGCAATTTCTCCATCGTCAACAAATGAATCATCAGCGATATCAAAGGCAATACGTGGCAAAATCAAGTTAGTAATTGTAGAAACAGTTTCCATTTGCCGAAGTGGATTTTTCGCAAATGGTTCACTAATCAATTGATTTGAAACGTTAATAGGAAGTAACTTGCCACCTTGTGAAGTTGAATCATCCTTCATTTCTTGCTTGATAGTATTCCATTTTTCTTGGAATTCAGCATTGTCAGGTCGAACGGTCTTCCGAATCCATGCTGCTTCCATTGCAATCATTCGTTTCTCAGGTTCATCAGGGAGCTTCTTGGCGTTTTGAACCTGCTTTACACGGGTTAAGTTTGCCTTTTGTTCCGCTTCGGCCTTCTTTAATTGGTCACTGATTGTGTTGTAACGTTTTTGCAGCGAATCAACTTTCTTTTGTTGAGCAGTAATATCTTCGGTAGTTGAAGCTGGGTTAACAGCAATCTCAGCCAATTTGTCGTTAGCTTCCTTAAGTGATTGACCAATATTTAATACGTTAGTTTTCATAGAATAAAGATCCATTATTAAAATTCCTCCTTTAATTTTTCGATTGAAATATTTAAGGCCTTAGCATTCGCTAGGGCCTTTTCGTGAATCTTATTTAGTTGTTCTTGTTCTAGGTTTTGTTCTGAGTTCAATTTGTTATCGTCATGTTCCGCTTGTTTAATTAATTGCTCTGGTACATGACGATAACGACTAACAAATTGTTTATTAATTGAAGCTACTGCCTTATTTGGCTCCATAACCTCATCTGCTAATCCATAATCAACGGCTTCTTGAGCAGTTAACCAAGTTTCATCATCCATTAATTGCGTCAAAGTTTTTTCATCTAACTTGTCACCCGCTTTAGCAAGATATGTTTGAACACTAGACTTGGTAATTTGATCAAGATCATCAGCTTGTTTTCGAAGTTCGCTAGCATTGCCGATTGCCATAACCCACGGATTGTGAACCATCATCATAGAATTTGAAGGCATAAAAATAGCGTCACCGCTCATTGCGATAACGCTTGCGATTGAGGCAGCTAAGCCATCAATATAGACATTAATACGGGCTGAATTTTGTTTCAGCATGTTGTATATTGCAATTCCTTCAAAAACAGAACCTCCTGGAGAATTAATATGTAAATTAATACTCTTTACATCCCCAAGCGATTTTAGGGCATTACGAAACCCAGCTGCTGAAGTATCTGTGTCTTCATATTCATCAGTTACAATTTCACCATCAATATACATTTCTGGTGTCGTATTTTTACTTTCCTGTTTGATCGTCAGGTACTTTGGTAGTACCGTCTTGTTCATCAGAGTCACCTCCTTTCGATGATTTCTCGGCAGTTTTAATATCCTGTACAGAAGCCTTCATTTGACTTTCTGATGGGAATAAGTCTTTAGAAATCCAAGTAATGTCAGCTGATTTATCAGTAATTGGCGTCATATCTTCCAACTTTCGTAAATCATTCTGCGTTGCAATACCGTTTCGGATCATCATTTGGTAGAAGTTAGTCCGTGAGGCGGTATCACCACGCATCAGCCCATTAACATTGAACTTAAAATAAAAACCGCTTGTTCGTTGACTTTGCGTCAATAACTTGCGGTTAAATTCTGATTCATATTGTTTAACTATTGGTACTAGTGTCATTTGAACGAACTGGATCATTGCTTGTTCATTCATTGAAGCCGTACCATTTAATTCATTCAAAAAGGCAATTGGTATATTAAAAGCGTTAGCAATCCTTGAACGCGTAATCTGTTCAGACGTTTTTAAATCACTAGGCTGAAAATTACTAGCAAAACGGTCATAATCAAATCCTTTTTCTTGAACAACCGCCCCACCATTTTCTTTAATCATGCGGGTGAAGTCTTCAATTACTGCTTTACGATTTTCTGGACTTACAGAGCGATCATATTTAATAATGTATTGATCTTTCTTATTCATTTCGCCAACTGAAAAATCTTCAACTGCTTTCTCAAACTGAAGTGGTCCACGTAAAACATCAATTGGACTAATTCCTAGAACACCAGTTAACGGAGTAATATGTCGCACATGAATCATTTCTGTATTAAATACTAAAAAATGATAGTTAGGATCAGCTGAAGTTACTTCATAGTAAATAGAGTTATCATCAATATTTCGCTTGATAGTAACTGTCGTTGGATCTATCGGCCACAATCTAATTGGTACTCCAGTTGATACATCACGTTCAATAAACACATAGCCATTTCCACTACTATTCCGTGATACCTCTAACTGATTAATTAAAGAAAAAGCACTCATAGACGGATTAGCCTCACTACGAACTAGTTCAGCAATACCATCGTCAATCTCTTCATAATTCTTATAGAGGTGGATTGGCAAGCTAGATACAGTATTGGCAAGTCGAGTAATAACACTAAAAATCTCTTCATTAGTAGAAAGAGTATTATTTTGTACGCCCGCATTGATATCTGTAGCCCATCCTTGAAAATTAAAAGTAGGGCCTACCCAATTTCCCTGCTTAGAATTAACTTCTTGTTTAAAACCTTTAGTAAACCATTGTTTAGTTGTTTTCCATAAATTCATATATGCACCTCCTTTTTAGTAAGTTGCATTAAGTATTCAACTTCTTCACCTACTTGAACGAAATAAATGTTGAAACAGGTCCATCATAGGTTGGTGCTACCAACATATCGATAACTGATACATGCGCATCTAGTGCTGCCGCAAATCCATCAATTTTACGTGATTGTGATGTTTTTGTAGGTAACCAATTATCATTGCGGTCTTGGCGGAGATGGACGTTGTTGAGATACCACTTAAACATTGATTGCTCATTAAATACGACCTTTCCATCTAGCAAAAGTTCCTTAAAATTCTGGAGCGGTCCTCCCAAAGTTTTAAAGCCTTGTCGAGCTACCTCTGTATTAAAACCAGCTTCAATCAGTTCTTTATTAAGTCGAATAGCCTTAGCATAATCGTATCGAATTATTACGATGTTGTATTTTTCCGATTGTTCTTTAAACCAATCAAGCACGTATGAATAATCGACATAATCTCCAGGAATAATTGTAATATCCCCATCATGTTCCCACTTCCTAATTCGTTCTGGATTCTTGTCACGTTCATACCGAGCGTGTGGAATCCACGAATGTTCTAATATAAAAACGCCACCATCATCTAAAGGAAACTCTAAACATGCGGAGGTGAAGTCCTCAGTATCTGATAGATCATATCCACCTACGCATTCACGACCTAAAAGTTCCTTCAAATCAAGGTGACGCTTATTTTTTTGTAGTATTTCAGGAGTTATGAAGCTTAATTCATCAACTTCCGAGAAGATATTAAATCGTTTAGTTAACCAATCAGCAAATCTAGCAGGAACACGACGATCATTTTTGAAGTCGCTAATCATATCGGCTAATTGCATTAACCCAATGTTGGGGTTGGCTTTAACCCACTTGGTTGGATCGTTAACTTCTTCTTTATTATCAAGGCACGCTAAATAGTAAAACGTACGTTCATCAATGTCATTTTCATAATTGCTTAATGTATCGTGTCCTTGATCAACCATGTCTACCAACGGACCGTCTAAAACGTAACCAGCCGTTGTAATATAGACAATTAACGGCTGTGTTCGTGTTCCTCGAGAGTTTTTCATAACGTTAATCAGAGAATAATCTTGATATTCGTGGATTTCATCGAACACGGCAAAATGGACGTTTTCTCCATCCTTGTTGCTCTTTTCAGCAGACATCGCCATGATTTTTCCACCAGTTTTCGGGTATCTAATTTCGCTTCGGTTGGGAACAAAACGATCAGATAACCAAGGAGATTTTTGAATCATTGTTCGAGAACCCTCAAACAATAAGCGTGATTGTTGCTGTGAATTAGCTAAAAAGTAGACATTTGGACCATTTTCGCCATCAAATCCTGCCATATAATCGGCCAAACCAGACTCTAGCTCAGTCTTCATTGTTATTATCCATAGGCTTTTTATCCTATGCTCTGGAGGTCACCCTCATTTTCATTGGTTGGTCAATTCCAACCCAGTTTAGCGTACATTTTCAATCATTAAGATTGTTGGGCACTCTTGGGAGAATTATATTTATTCATCTCCTACGCGTTACGGTGCTCACTAGCCTTGCGTAATCTAGTGAGTTACCTCGGTATCTTCTACCTATGAGAGAAAACACACCCCATATAATGTTTACAAACCTTCCTGTTAGTCCGCTTTACATTACCCAGATTGACGGTGTAGGGATTACCACTTTTTACTAACTCATAAACTTTATAAAAACCATTAGCTTCTACAAAGCTTTTCATAGTGGGCCAAAACTCAACATTACCGTTGGGAAAAGTAATGTTCAAGATTTTAGCATTAGGATTTTTAGTGCCAGTTTGTTGTGCCATAACTTGTCTATGATAAAACGATTGATGGTGTCCTTGCATTCCTCGCGGATGTTCATGTGTTACTCCCCAAATCACTTTTCCGTTTTTCATAGGATTGCTTTTGGGATTTAGCAAAAGCTTTCTATGTGCAACAATTTCACGAGCAGTTTGGGGCTTTCCCAGCATTCCTCTAGGATGATGGTCATAAACGCGACCACCATTGCCACCTTTAGCGATGTTGTAACCAACACTATCGTCTGTACAATTCAATTCGGCAATATATTTTTTCTCAAGTTTGCAGGCTTCCGAAAACGATAGTCCAGAAATTAGAATTTCGTGCTTAAATGATTCCCAACCATATTTTTGTATAGCGTTCCAAAACCTGGATTTTCTGCTCGACTCTGGCTTATACTCAATCCCGCCATTTCTCCAGCGGCGATTAGTATCATTCGTTATTCCTATGTAAATCTTTCCGTTAATTTTGTTAGTGTGTTTATATAATTTGTAATCTTTCATAGTAGGTTTCTACCGATTTTGTCCAATTTTAGAACGGCGAGACAAGTTTACCGTTCTTACGACCAACAAAAATAAGACTTTCACGAAAGCGTCTTACTCCTGTATGCTTATTAACCCAACCAAACATTGAGCCAACAACAAAGTGCTGCCATGGTTGCATTACTAAGTGATCAAAATTACCTTTAGTCGGATGGCATTTCTTTTCGATAAAACGAATAGGTCGCCAACCTTTTTCTTCATCAAAAGTCCAAGGATAATCGGGATCATTTTTAGAACGTTCAAGGTCTTTTAAATGTCGCTCACACGCTAATTTCACCCATTTACTGGCTATAATGTCATTATTTACCACTGCTTGCGCATAAATCGTGGTCAACAAAGCTGGTGATGGTGCTTCTAGCACATGTCCCAGTGATCGTTCGTTGTCCATATAAGCTTGAACCCAGTGGGTAAGCCCTGCGTAATCAAGATTAAGCGGATTTTCTTTTAAAATATTAGAAGTCATCGTCATCATCTTGTTTTTGATCATCTGTCATATTAATAGCTAAAGATGCACGTGCTGCTGGATTAAGTCCTAAGTTCTTAGCTAACTTATCTAGTTCAGCCGAAATTTGAAGTTTTAATCGTAAATCGGGATTAGGCTTGCCTTCTACAAATCGCCCATTTCTTTTTAGACGTGCGTTACACGACTTGTATTCTTTAGTTAAGTCACAATAACGTGCAATTTCATCAATATCCGCCTCATTTAATAAATCGGTATCCTTAAATAGCTTAATAATTGCTCGAAATTGTTTTTTAGCTCCAGCATCAAGATAAGATGGTGGATTCATATGTTCAGCAGAAACTTTTAATTTTTGCTCATTTTTTGCACGCCGTTTGAGTTCATCTTTGGGCTTGTGATTATAGTTTCCATTGGCAACTAATTGCAGAACATTTTTAGCTGGTTGTGGCATATCAAAAATTCCTCCTTTCGCCGAAATTTAGCGCTTGACGCTATTTTTAGTTATGTTATGATTTAGTTGAAATATGAGTGGTCAAAATTAACGGACATCCGGTGATGGGTGTCCGCTTTTTTGTGTGCAAAAAATTTTGAAAAACGAGTTTTTTGCGAAGTAAGGCATGGCACCGCTCCCGTCAAATTAAAATTTTCTAATTTTTAGGGGTGGGGGGCTTATTTTTGCACTTTTTGCACACGAAAATTATTTATTTTTACTTTCAGACTGCTTTAATCGTTGCTGTGAAGGCGTTTATAGGCATGTGCGCTTTTAGGTTAAAGCTCCGGATTGGCTTTGAATGTAAAAATATCGCTGTTCTGTTCGGCTTTTAGTTTGGTCTGCTTATCGTGTAGTGACTTTGTGCGTTCGTTGTGCTCGGCATTGTGGCAAGCTTTGCAGATAGTCTCTAAGTTGTTAGGGTCTAGCCGTTTGCTATAGTCAACCCTTACCGCTTTAATATGGTGTACTGTTGTAGCTGGTGTTATTCGCCCCGCTCGCTTGCATACCTGACATAAATAATTATCACGCTGTAACACTTGTTGCCTTACCGCTTGCCACTCTTTAGAATGATAAAATGCATTGTAGTTATCTTTATACTTGTGTCCCATCTGCGCACCTTCTAACGCTTTAATTAAGCTATTAATCTTTTCTATTAACTTGCTACCGTATCGCCTTATATGGTCTCACATCGCAATATAAAGCAAGGCAAAAAAGGCGCTACCGTTTGAGGTAACACCTTATTAATTCGTTTATTTCGACAATATCAATATAACACTAAAAGCCCCTTTATTTTTCCGCATTTTTTCCGCGAGGATTTAAAACAAAAAAGCCACCTACCTAATTAATAGATAGATGGCATATATAAACAATAGTATTCTATTGCTTGTTTAGTTCTTCTCGTCTGATATGTATAAGCTTCTCCAGTTCGTCAAGTCCTTCATTATCTGCATACTGTTTAATATATCGCCGTGCATATGATCGCGCTTGGTATGCTTTTGCTGCTTCCGGGTGCTTTGCTTTATATTTGGCTGTTGCCTTTGCCTGTGCTTTTGTAATTGCCATACTTGCACAACCTCCCGCAAATAATATATAATATATATGTATTCAAAAAGGGCAAGCGTTGCACCGCCCACCCCTTTTGCTGACCCAATATCAGGAAGCCGTTTTATTAGGTGTTAGCCGTAAAGGTTAACGCCTTTTTTGTTGGTCACGGTATATCTGATATAATACTAAACATTCATCTAGTATCAATTTCAGATATGCGATCCAGTCGCCGGAGCTCACGGCGCCCGCCCTCCTGAAATTAGGACTTCAGCAAGTGAACTATTGGCCATTAGTTTCACCCGCCTAGAATTCCGCAACGCTTTCTACTTTTCCCAATATCAGATCTGTGTTAATTGGCCGTTGCTCCGTACCACTCAACAACTATATTATATAACATATACACAAAAAGGTAAATACATTTCAATAAATTAGTTCAAATAAAAAAGTCGCCCAATTAGGCGGCTTCTTTCGTTTCTGTGTGCTTGTTGTTGTCATCCCCGACAACTATTTTTATATTAACTCCCAGCCCGTTCAAACGGTCAACGGTTGAAGCTAACAACTTTATCAATACAATTTTATAATCGTCACGGCTTGCAAAGTAACGGCGCTTGTAGTCGTCCCCAGGATCAACAAACTTCAAGGCGTGACTTTTAACAGTTCGATAATATGCTTTATAGTTCATTGTATGCATCCCCTTAGTACTTTAGTAGGTAATTAATTGCGTTGTTTAGTATTGCTTGTTGCGCTTGTTTGTTTTCGCCGTCGTGAATGCTTTGGGCTAGCTCTTCAAATAACATCCCCATTATTTGAACTGTTTCAGGTTCTAACCCTTCACAATAACCACCAACAAAACGGGCGTATATTTTTGTTGCTGTTATTCGGTTCATTGACGGCGTTAAATTACAGCAAAGAACAAACCGCCAATAGTTCCGCCTGAATGCTCGCCGCTCGTGTGTATATACCGCGTCACTTTCATATAAAGCCCGCATAATTCGCGTGGCTTCCATCAAGTAAAGTCTTACTTTATCATCTGTATCTAATAGTGTTAATGCTTTAACTCTTAAATCTGAGTAGCTTAATTTTGTAATATCCATCATGTTCAACCCCTTAATATTTCTCTAGTGCTTTCTGTCTTGCCGCTTCCACTTTTTCCGGTGACATTTTCCACTTTTTTATTCTCTTCTCTTTGTGTTCATAGGTTCCGCCTTTTCGCCATTCCGTCCAATGATGCCAAATAATCGAAACACTCGCCACTTCTCCGCTCTTGATTTCTTCTTTCATTTTCTTTTCTGCTTCTTCTAATGCCTTGTATGGTTCCGATACACTTTGACCAGTTACATATAACGCATTAACGCGGTATGTTTCCGCCTCTGATGTAATAATCATTTATACAACTCCCTTTCTAGTTGGCTGTAGTTGTGCGCTTGTCTGTTTTTGGAACATTTACGATTTCTAAGCCTTGCGCGCCGTCCCCTTGCTGAGCAATTAAGCGCTCGCCCTTTTTATTTGGGCAAACTGTTAGAGTATAATCACCGTCGCCATCGTCTTCATAGTCGATTGTAAATTTATCATTTTTAATTTGTTGGCCGTCCTTAATATGGGTCTGTGAGTCCTTTAACTCCTTGTTTTGGTCTGTTAAATCGTCATTAGTTGCGCTGAGATCTTCCATTTGCGCGGTTGCCTTACTCTTGGCCGTTTGTTCTGTTCTAACTTGGTTCTGTGCGTCGTGAAGCTTTTGGCTGTCAACGTACCAGTTAGCAACTGCAATAATTAATAAAACGCCTAACACTTTAATTACTAAATTCTTATTCATAATAAATTACCTCTTTTATTTAATTGAACTGTTTTACTCTGATTATTCGGCCCGTGTAATTTCCTTTGTCGTCTCTGATGTAATATGCATCATCATTTATCTTTTTAGTGTTCTCCCTGCTATACCATGCTAATCGTTTTAATTTGTCACAATATGCAAAATAGTTAATAAAGCCGCGCCGCCAAATTTCAAATTTTCCTGTATAGTCGTTTTTTTCGTACTTTTCGATAATGTATAAATAGCCGTTATTCATCCAGTTAGTTCTTGATTTTTCTATTCCCATAATTACAAGCCCCTTTCTTTTGTTGTCTGTTCTGCTTGCTTATATAGCTTTGTCCACCATTCTTTATATTTGCGTCCGCCTAGTTGTTTATAGGCTTGATGAACATTAATTTTATTTTCTTGATACAAATTGATATATTTTTCTACTTTCCGCATTGTTTACAACTCCTTTTACAATTCGCAAGAAATATAATTGTAGTCGCTGAAATTATGTTCTTTTGCGTATTCACTCATACAATAAAGAGAATCGAACTTTAGACCTTCCGCCTGCTTTGGGGATGTCATTTCATACCCCGTTACATTAAAACCGTTGTTTAGTTTTTCGTTGCAATATTTACACTTCATTTTTAAGATCTCCTTTTCTAGCCGTTGTAAATTTCTTCTAGTGTTTCACTAAATCCGCTCATGTCATCATTCCACCAAATAAGAAAGCTTTTAATTCGCTTACTGTCGTATAGCGTTGTTTGTTCGTCATCTAGCTTCATTCTTGCGACTGTTGCACCATCCTTCTTTAACTCGTATTCGTTTGAATATCCTTCTACTTGATCGAATATCTTTTTAGCTTTGTTTAGTATGGTTTGTTGTTCTTTTGTCATTGTTGTTCTTCCTTTCTTTTGTCACGATACGTTATAAAAAGAGTAAAAAAATAAAACTTATCTTTTTATTTCCTTTATCCTTTCGACAACTATATAATAACACGCTACGTTATAAAGTCAAGATAAAAAATAGAAAAATTAGAAATTAATTTTCTAACTCTTCTAAAGTCTGCTTTATTAAGTTTTTTAACTCGGTTAAATCTTCTTTATAATGTTTTTTTCCGTAGTCACTAGTTATATATTGATTGGCTTTTGTACCTTTTTTAGCATATGCACCAACAAAATTAACCGCGTTTCTCTTTAAAGTATTATATCCTGTTCTATCAGGATTTCTTTTTTCATACTGTCGCGATGCTTTAATATGCGATTTACTAACCGCCATTAATTTCACTCCCCTAAAATAAAACTTTCTATCAATTATAACAGGGAAAGCGTATCACGTTTCTAATTTTTAGATATTTCTTTCAGTCTTTCATCAATAAGCCCGCGCAATTCTTCCAATTCTTCCCGTGTAGCGTCCTTTTTAATAAAGTTGCGCGCTCTTGACTTCTTTTGATTGCGGTAGGCTTCTTTTTTATGTGTGCGGTTGTATTCATTTACGCGGTTTATTTGTCGCTGGTGAGCTTCTTCTTTAGAATATTTCTTTACTTTTGGCATTTTATCGCCTTCTTTTTAACTCTTTTGCTTGTTGTCTTAATTTTTGGGCTTCTTTTAAGTCATTACATCCAGATTTAACTAATCGATAGCTAACATATAGCCCAACTAACAGAATTACTATATTAAATAGAATTTTCAGCATTTCTAAAACCTTTCTATTTTTCTAGTTCCATAGTATAATTATATATGTAAAAGGGAACCGCGCCACGATTCCCAATTTATAAGCTTTATTTATTTGTTAGCCTTTTTTAAGCGTTTAGCCCGCTTTTTTAAGGCTTTTTCTTTTAGGCGTTGCCCTTGCCAATAATCTTTATAGCCTTTACAGGCTAACCGATAGGCGCCGGCTATTCCTAAAAGGGCGCTTACTACTGTAAGCATAGCCCCGAAACTCCTTTCATATCTAGAATTTGAAAGTTGGGACTGCTTAAGCTAGTAATTAGCTTACACTTATATAATATCATTATTTTATAAGTTGTCAACTAATAAAATTAAAAAGAATAAAAAACTTTTCTACTATATATTAAATAGAAATCATGTTCTATTTATTAAGAACGTGACGCGCTAACTATGCTATAAAGATAATGAAGTCAATTAAAGGCAGTTAACTATTTTCAAGGTGATTATTAAAGCCTGGTAAGAATAGGAACGAAGCTACTTTTTAAGGCCAAAAATTATTTTTACACGTGGAAAAGTTGATATTTAAAAAGCATGCTTTTTAAACTACATAGAAATTTCGTTAAAAAGAAGATTCAGATTACTTTTTCTTACTTCTTAATCTTCTTTTTCAGTGACTTTTCTTTAATTTAAAAAGCATGCTTTACTTGTTTATTACATTTTTATCAAACTACAATATAGGGGAGTAAAATATAGCGGTGACGATTATCTTTATCAGCCACTAAAACAGCTACACAATTCTAATAATCATATCGTTACAATAACTGAATCCGCACGCATTACTCAACTTCTTATAAGTCTAGGAGCTATTGCTTTTTTCTCCTGCCACTTATTTTTGGCATTCTTGGACCCCCGGCAAGACCTGGGATTACCTAAAGGCCTTAGTTATTTTGCTGTTTTAGTAGGTTGTTTTGGGTATTGGTTTATACCTTTAACAATTATTTCTATGTTATTAATTGCTTTTTTAGAGGATCAAAGTGTTTATTTAATTGGATGTTACAACCAAAATCAGCAAACTTTGCAAAAACTACTCCTAATCACTATGACATCGAAGAATTATTAAAGGATGAAAAAAGATATAACCACAAAGTAAATAAAAATCAAAGTAATTACTATATAGAAAGTTCAAAAACTATAAATCTAAAAAGCCCACTTATTAATAAACTTCAAGATATATCATTCAGAAAAACTAATAAGTTGCAATAAAAAGCTTAGTGTTTTACTAAGCTTTTTATATTATCGTGTATTTATCATTATGCAATGCTATTTCAATAACGTTATTTAACGGGCAATGTAACTTAGCGCCTTTAGGAACATACCAATTAACTACTGTATAACTACAATCTTCATTCCTTCTCCATTGTAAAACTGGCTTTCTACTTAGATTTCGTGCTGTACGTTTTGAATTAACAATTTTTAAATGAATAAGAATATCATATTTTCTTTTAAGGTGACAAAGATTCTCACTATCTGCAGCCCATAAAATATGTCTAACCCATTCCCATCCATTGTTAAATTGTTTCAAAACTTTAGAATGGTCTATTCCCTTAGTTCCTTTAATTTCTATTTGATATATATCGTCATCTAAAATTGTTAAATCGTTATCAGATGCTCCATTTCTTTTAGCTCCAAGTATCTCCCCTTTATAATCTTCCAGCCGAAATAGAACAGCGATCTCATCATTTGGCCTATAAGAAAAACGAATAGTATAATCCTCATCTTTGGAAATTATCTTTTTTAATTCTGATTTTTCTCCAGATATATACCAATTTCTGTTATTAAAATACATCCGATTAAACTTGCAAAAATCATTGCTCTTCATTTAATTTCTCCAACAAATCGTAATACTCCGCGTTAATCTCATTGGTTGTATCATCAAAATTATCGATACCCTCATCAACATCAAAAATGTGATTCAGTTTTCTTACACCATTTACCCCAAAATCATAAACATTTATTTTTTTCAAAAAGTTAAAGTTGTTAACTCTATCCTGTAACACATTGTTTATAAATTTCTTTATAAAATAATCACTATGAGTGGATATAACACTTCTAATATCAAATTTAAGAAATTGATACATTAAATTTGCAACTACTACTTGATTAGAAGGATGCAAATTCATCTCGGGCTCATCTATAAAAAGCCAGTCTCCCCTATCGTTATATTTTATAAACAGATCAACACCAAAAATAGACTTTAGTGAACTTGATAGAAGTTCGAAGTCTATCTCTCCCTCACTATTAGGCAATTTATATTTTACGGCATCTATATCTCGATGATATTCAAATTTACCAGGAACTAGTTCTTTTACCATTTTTTTTGCATTAGGATTACCTTGAAATATTTTATTAGTGAATCCACCTCTTCTGTTTATTAGCTTATTATTTACATAACTAATGTAATCTTCAATAGGAAGCGGATACCTTTTTGGCGAATATTCACCATTGTGTTTTGCACTAACATTATTAGAACGATTCAATCTACTAATATTTAAATCAGACCTAAAAACATTAATACCAATTCTTTCTGCTGGTAAATAGACTGGAGAAAAACTAAACAGAACGTTTTTTAAACTTAGATTAACAATACTCAAATTATTTACATGGCTTCGATGACCTTCTTCTTCAAAACTATTAATTTGAGCATCTTGACCTGCTTTATCTAACTTTCCTCCATGACCAACTACAAAGGCTCTTGTTTCTATAGCGTCACTTTCATGATTATATGTAGAGAGAATTTCATTATAAACATCATTAGAATTTGAAACGCTCATACTATTGCTTTGATTTGGCTCATCCTCACCAACATATGGCCACGAATAAAACCATCCTTGCCTTCTTTCCGCCGGCAAAACTAGCGATTCAACATCCTCAGGCGTAATAGTAATTTTACTATTTGTTCTATAGATTCCTTCGTTATTAAAAAATTCAATAAAGTACTTATCATCTAGATTATTAAATTGATTAACAGCATTTTTTGAAATATTCTCTAGCAAATGTTCACGACTCACTATAAAACTATCACCATGAATAAATCTTTTAACATCGTTCATGTCAAACAATGCAACTTCAAAAACATTACTAAACCAATATACAAAGGAGTATATAGCATATGCAGCAACAGTTTTTCCGGTTCCATTTTTTCCAATAAATATATTCAGCTCATTTAGATTTATCGATGCATCTTTTATTGGACCTAGATTTTTTATATGCATGTTCTGCACCCCTCATTCGTTAAATCCTAGTTTAATTCTTAACTATTAGCTACAAAATTACAATACTTTTTCAAAGAAATTATTATTTAGCTACTATAAAAAAGCTTACCTCTGTTTAGATGTAATTTTTATAGTAAATTATCATCTATTAAGAAGTAAGCTTTTTGTTATTTTTCCAATTTTTCTTCAAGCGCTTCTCTCAACACTTTTGAAAAGTTAATTCCAGCGTCTTCAGCTTTTTTTGCTAATTCACCCGGTAACGTTGTATTCTTTTTTACTGTTGGTAACACTACATGTTTTTTAATTTCATCTAGATCTACTGCAATATAGTTAACTATAGCTTTCGGATTATTTTTCCTTATATCTTCAATATCAGAAGCTTTTGGAAACTCTTTTTCACCATATAATACTAGCCCTAATGCATCTGCGCCATTAATAAGCGCTTGTGCAATCCCTTCTCCATCAGTAATTGCACCTGGAACATCTGGGAAAGTTACAGTGTATTGACCTTTTTCATTATCCTTATCATCCAATATAGCTGGATATGATACCAAATGTTCTTTCATGTATAATCTCCTTAAATTTACATTCCTATTCTTTAATATAATACGCCTTAATGCGCACTATTTCAAATTAAATATAAAATAAGGTTTCGTTGGTTTTCAGTTTTTAGCAAACATAAGATCTAAAAGCTTACTAAATTAAAGGATAATTCTTTTCTTTATTAAAATAGAGGCTATAATAATTATAGGTATAAAAAAGAAGTAAAATGCTTCTTTTGCATTATTACTTCTTAAAATCTTTTAAGTTTGTCTGTTTTAAGATTGCTTTATAAGTTCCTTGAGGAATAATTGTCTTTCGGTTCGAAAAAGCAATTGTTGTACATCGTCCGTCTGGGTGGACATAAAAATGGTGATCTCCACCATTTTTATGTCCACCTTTTAGGCTTCTTGCTTCCTTAAAGCCGTTATTTTTCAGATATTTAACTAATTCATCGGCTTTAACTTGACTCATTCGCATCACCTCACTTTTTTTGTAAACTCGTCGCTCCACCATAGAACGCTCTTTAAAATTATAATACGCATCAGGCGTATTATGCGACGTTTGTTGTCTTTATTTTATTATTTAAATAGGCACTTCATATGCCACAATCGTTGGTTAGCGCTTAATTTTATTAATATCAAATTAACTAAGCAACTATTTAATTAAATGTCAATACTAAAATTAAATTTTATACTTATCAATTCAATAATTGCATAACACAAAAAGAGACCGGTTTTACCCAGTCTCTTTTTAAAATAAAGCATTAAGCTATCTCAAAAATCTAATGAGAAATTTATATGTTCCCGGATATACAACATCATCTGTGCTGTGATAGCAAATAACAATTCGCTTACCTTTAGTATTTATAAAACAATGTTGTGCATTCAAGACATATTTTTCACTATATCCTTGAGATGACAATAAAAGTAAAATATCTTTAATACACATAATAATTATACTTTAAGTGACTTTCCTCTTCACCCGTATTGATATCATACGCCTTAATACGCATTAAAGCAAAAGATTTTTTATTCTAATTCTCTTTATAGAAATTTTGTGCTTTTAGATAATGATTAGAATTAGTAAACATAAAGTTCGGCAACTTTTCCGTTAGCATAAAATATTTGAACGTTATATCCAGCTGCTCGTAATTGATTGACAACACTCATATAGTTTTCTTGTGTCAATCCATCCTCGTATCGAATACTAAAACCTTGTCCCTCTTGCTTAGGAGCTTTTAAGATTTTATTGTTTATGTTGTTTACAAGGCGTTCAGATAATTTCGTCTTCATCAGTTTATCCAATACAACTGTTTTAGGTATAATTTGGTTTTGGCTCATCGTTAACTACCTATTAGCACTCTCATTCTTTACAGTCATTTTCTCTGCACCATTCAGCCCATTGTTTACTTCGGATATCACGCTTTTTCCCTGCATTGCACAATATTTCAATAGCCTTTTTCATATCAGTCAAACTACAAGTGCTTGCTGATTCATCTATTCTAAATTTATCAACATTATCTATTCCGTCAAAATAGTTTAAGACCTGATTTAATCCTACATACTTGTATACTGAGAAAGGACTATCAATCTTATTTTGCGAACGGTGAATATTCCATAGGGATTCGTCTAGTTGAAAAATAGGAACGTTATTCCAATCGTCGATCATTTTCAATTTTGCCAGTGATTTAGTAGAACACACAATATACGTGTGTATTTTTAACCATTCGTCCATATTAGTATCCTCCTTTTTATATCACGTTAAGATAATATAGAATAGGAAGTTCAATGATTAGAATTGGTGTCGTAGTAAACACAAAGTATTTTGGAACAAGCATCCATGCACGCATCTGTTCTTTGTTCTTAGCGTGTACCTTACCAACAAACCAAAACCAGCCATACACGCTCAACTCAAAGCAAGCTAAGATTAGGTATATTTTTAGTAACCCGTTCATCCCTTCCGCTCCTATTAAATCTAAATCTTTTTCAATCCTAGTTTCTTCCGCCCCATATCAAACCAAGGACTTACCGTAAATGCGAGAATATCATTGATTACATAGATAGAACTATTAATAGCCATCGCTAGTGTTGCATCCCCCTGCGCATAAGTAATACCCCAAAGAATTAATTGGAAAATTCCAGAAGCTAACCACCAGAAATATTGGTTGTTGTAGCGCATAAAACACATAATTCCTGCTGTTAAACTGATAGCAAAACTAATAGCGTCAATCCAAGGACGTGGATCATTAGTAAACTTACCAATCAAGTATCCAGAAATTACATATACAAGCAATGTTCCAACAATTGCAATTAACCATTGCTTACCGCCAAATTTACGAAGATGATTTTTAGTATCATCATTCCACGAACGTACGGCTAAAATAACCGGCAAGTCTAACGTTAATACATACGCTATTTGTTCAAAAATCGATAAGTAGTTTTTAGCAGACCAACCTGCATAAATAAAACAAGCAGCACTGATTAAGCCTAACCATCCATTAATTGCTTTGGTTGCATTAATAGCTAATACACATAACACGCCTAATGTAGTACCAATAAAAGTAATAATTGCTACAGGTGTAATTGGATTACTTACCAGAGTCATGATTTGACAACCAAGGCTAAAGAAAAAGAGATAATAATTTTGTTGTGGCCACCCCTTTAATTGACCAAGTAACCACTTAAAATAGTTTTGCTTATTTGTTGTTTGTTCCATTTATTTAATTCTCCTTTATTTTGTTAGGTTGTTTTTCAACGCCTTGTCCGCTTTTCAGCATCGTGTATTTATCATAGATATATTTATTGCCCATTTTTACATATACCATTCTATAATTATGTTTATTTTTATCATTCATTGTCTTTATCAATCCACTACGATTGGGTCAATCGCCTGGACCCACTTGGGCGCGTTGACGATTTCTTTACCAGGGACAACAACTGCATCAGAAAATATCGAGTGATCATGAATTACACTCCATTTACCATCACGAGGATAAGCGAAGGCTGTTTCGTGATCAATAACTTTTCCTGTGGCACTATCTAGTATTTCTTCTTCGGTACCTTCTAACGGTAAAATATACTTTTTAGAGGAATCAATTTTAGAAACATCAGAAGTCCCTTTACCTTCCCAAGATACTTCCAGAAAACTATATGGTCCGTCAGAATCGTTAGGGTCGAGCTTGGTTTCATAACCATATTTTTTTAGTTCCTTACTAAGAGTATCAATATGATATATACGTTTTCGTTGAGGCTTACCAATTACATTTATGCTCGGGCCGCATTCGTATTGATAAAGTCGAACGCTTTTTTGCTCATTTTTAACTGCCGAATTAATCTCATCAAAAGCCTTTTTTAATTCGTTTGGCAACGCCTTTTGTGCTGCTTTTTCAACTCGATTAGCCGCTTCCTTGGCATCAATACCATTAGCTGGTTGAAAGGATTCACCTTGTGATACACACTTCCAATCGTTTTCTAGCTTATCAAGTCGGTCTTCAAACTTTGTGATTTTATACTTAAACTCGTTTAATTGTTGCTGATAGTCACTTGACTCATACTCGCTTAATTTATGTCGGCTAAAAAGACTCATTCAAATCACTCTCCATCTATCATTGGTTTCCCGTCTTTATTTAATCGTGGTGTGATAGTAATTACCTCTTCATTATTGCGATTCTCAACAACCAAGTATTGAACCTTGGTTTCTTTGTCAGTTGCTACATAGCTCTGAGTTCTTGGATCACCATCAAAATTATTAAGAATACCATTGCTATCGGCGGATGTATTTTTGCTAGTACATCCCTCTACAGTCATGCCAGTTAAGAAAACAATCGTGATTACAAGAGACCTAATTAACCACTTTTTCATTTCTGTTCACCGTTTTTCCTATCTAATAGCTCCATTAAAGAGTCATATCTTCCTTGCTCAAAGCTAACGCGGTCCAATGATTGTTTAATTGGGCTAATGCTAAAGAAGTGCATTTTCTCTCTAAAAGAGGTCATAATCTGAAATTGGTAACCGGAATCGCCTTCATCATGATATACGTCAAAGCTATATCCAGACACTTCCAACAACGTGACAGCTTGTCCTGCGTTATATGGATCATCTGTATACCAATGAATTGGAAAAGGCCTATCAACTTGTTCATTTAGAGCTTCCTTTAATGAGTTACGACAACTTGATAATCGTCCTCCAAACGATAAACGTCTAGGTCCTTTTGCTTTAGGTAATAAAAGATCTTTATTGATTTTCACCATCATTTCCTCCTACTATTAGATATTAAAAAAGCGGGTAGCAGTTTTTACACCGCTATCCGCTTCTATGTATGGTTGCCCATTGGTTTGGGTAGTTCACCTTCATTGGATTCTGTTCTGCCACAGGTTCATACGGGCTCACTACCGGCAGACAACTCCGATAGCTCCGTATGGTTTACAAGACCTGAACACGGATCTATTACCGTTTAACTTTCACTCGACATGAGCTAATATTATATTTTTCCTTATAGCTGTAAGAAAACGCTCTTGGGCTACTCGTACCAACCTCGTTAGTTATATTCTGTTTGCCAGACTTCACAAGCTACGATCTTTTTGGCTTCCCACTTTGGTTCTCATGGTAACCAGCCATAATTTGCTGTGGGTTTAATATTACGATCGCCTAACGGGTTGTGCAATGAATTTCAATGTTGGTTTCTAGAACAAACAACCAATCGACTTTCTTTCATCGACTTCACCAGGTATTAATTAGCTCTTTTGCAAAATATATCCTATCGAACATATTCGGCTTATTGGTCTTACGTTCATTCTGTACAGGCGAAATGTCACTTTCTTATGCACTGCCTTCAACCATGATTAATTATATCAACTCTGTATTTTATTGCACGTTTAGACACGCCATTTTTCAAAAATTTTTGCAAATTCTCTAAAGTTTTGAGAACAATTGTTAACCATTGCCTCGATTTCTTTTTGAACAACCGGATCGGAAAGCACTTCTGCAAGTAAGTTGTGCGTTTGTTGACGGTTCATTCTCTCTTTGTACGCCTTAGTTAGTTCACGCTTAGCCTTACGCTTTTTCTTATTCATCCTGCATCCCCTCAGCTAATTTAATTATTACGACGAGAAAGATTCTTAACTACCTTTTGCAATGAATTAATCTGTTTTTGCAATTGAATAATTTCCGAGCGATTTATAACTTGATACGAAGGCGTGATGATTGAATCCAATCGATAGTTGATCAATGTTCCCCTTTTGTGGGCTTTAGTTAATCTCCGCTTCATGTAACGCTTTCGTTTATTCATAGAACAACTCTCTCCTATTTTGAATTGTAGATAACATTGTCTCAGTTACTTGAAATTCAATATCGCCAAGTACTAAATGGTTACTTAATACTTCTGTGCTAAAACAAGTAACATTTAGCCTAACCTTATGACCAGTTTTATCGATTAAATATATTCCAGGACGTGTTCCGTAGTGCGATCCCTTCTGCTTTGGATAATGGGGATGTTTCCTTTTATTTTTCATTTACTTCGTCCCACAATTTATCCAAAATGCTCGTATCAATTTGAAAGTCAACTCCACGATAACTTGTTAATGGTTCTTTATACCATCCTTTTGATTCAGCCACTTTATCACGGCTTGGCACTTGTGTCTTTACGCTGTCAATCATTTGTAAAGCCTGCATCGCTACCTCAAGTTCAACTGATGACGTCGGGTATTGAATAGTTGAAATAACTTCTTTAACAGTCATTTGTTTTGCTAACGCTTCTTTTTGTGATTTTACCATTTCACTTAATTTATTTAATTCACTGTAACTAGCCATTAAAATTCCTCCTGATTAATATTCTCACCTATTCCACTCCATCGTTATAACCGTGAACATAGCCTTTATAGTAAGATTTTGATACCTTTCCTTGTGGCTTAGAATGCTTGTGTGACTTTGTTCTCTTATCAACAGTGCCATTTTTGTATCCATCGTTGTAGCCTTTAGTATATTGATCTCCGCGATGTCCACCAGGATGCGTCACACCATACATCCACGTTGAAAACGTGTGGTGAGTAGTGTTGGAAGTTTCTGAATGATTATCGTTAGTTGTGGTTGTAGTATGTTCGCCTTCAGTAGTTGTATGGGTTGCTGTCGTGTGAGTAGTCTCTGTATATGCTGCCGGATGAGCAGTAGCATGAGCAACTCCATGTGCCGCAATCGCATTTACTGGTTCAGCTTGGTTATATCCCACATAAAATCCTACTAACAACGTTCCAAGAATTAATAATGTTTTCTTCATCAATGATCACCTTTAATCTAGTTGCTTAATTGCTTCGTCAATCATTTCAGCAATTAACATTGTTTTTTCTTCACTCAATTCTTCATTTACAATAATTGGCATGTCTATTGCTTCATCTTCCCAGCAAAGTTTAATTTCAGGATTGATAAGAAGTAAAACTTTGACTCCATAGCCGAGTTTGTATAATGAAACCACTACTTCTACAAGCGCCCGATAATTGACATCCCCATTATTATTCATATAAAAATAAGTATTCTTTTTACCCATTCGAGCAGCTTCTTCAACAGCCTTATTAGCATTTTTAATGGCTTGATTTACCATCTTTTGCGTATTAGATAACGCTCTTGCTTCAGTTGCTGTCGTCATAAGGTCTAACGCACCATTCATTGTCATCATCTCAAACTTTCATTTGTAAAATCTTCAACATTTCCTACACTTTGTCCTTTAACTACGCTTGCCTTAAATTTCAACTTATCTCCTGGACGAATTAAGTTAGCCTTTGCGTAATCATTGGTGTTAACCGTATAAACAGTGTTGCTTCCTTGTAGCGTAAACATAACTTTATTTTTATCTGATACTACAACCGAACGATCGACAGTACCTTGGATACTCTTTTGCTTAGTGCCTGGCGTATTTCTAGCCGTTGCGCCATTATTAACTAAGGCTTGACGAAATGCGTCTAATGCACTGGTAGGATTATTTCCACTGCCATAAATGGATTGGTCTTGCGCATCAAGGTAATAATATCCACGAATTGCATGAGAACTATCTAAAATAGTCATTACCCATGTTGGTCGTCCATTAACGTTATAAAGAACCGGCATTTTTGCCTCCCATTGCTGAGCCTTATAGTTTTGGTTAGCATTTTCTTTTGCTCCTGTGCTATCCATGATTCCATTAGCAGAATAGAAAGTTAATTTACCCGTTCGAGCATTAATCATTGAATATCCCATTGCCGAGTCCGCTTTACTATTCGGATTAGTAAAATCAGTAAAGTAACTAATTGAACCATCACGATTAAAGATTGAGGTTACTCCATCTTCTGGTCCATTATTAGTTGGTTTAATAACATCTGTACGACTAAAGTTCCAGAAACCATGCTTATATTTACCAAAGACTTTGTTCATTTGGGCTGCCGAGTCACTTGTGATCGCTTCATCAATAAACTTAGGTAAATTCTTTATTGAATAAGTCTTTTGTGAACCAGTCTGTGCATTCATCACCACTACATGTAATTGTTGATAATTAACTCGGTGGCTGAATGTTTCTGACTTGTAGACTGTTTGTACCCAATAAGGCGTGCCATCATCACCAATTTCAAGCTGTGGTTTGCTCATCGTAAGCCACTCAGGGTTATTGCGATAAATTTGGCGATCTACATCATGGTTAAAGTAAGCGCTTGTTGCATACTTATAAGGCTTTTTAACGAATTTTGGTTCAGCATTTTGATTAGTTGCATCCACTATGAAATATCCAGGGATTTCTTGTGCTCTGCGCATTGCGAAGAATCCGTCATATTTCAATGGAATAATATAAACGGGTTTACCCTTATAGTATTGAGCTTGAACTGTATCCGGAGTGTCGAAGTACTGACTGTTCGGAATATCTGACATAGACTTCCGTACACGATTAAGCACTGTATTAGGTGCTAAAGCGACAGGAGTTTCATTGCGTTTGAATGTCGGTGCTTCACTAGACTTACTATATTGTTTTGAGATTGATTGCCACGTTGGTTTAACTGACAGCTTAGAATGAACCTCACCGATGCACCCAATAATAAAGGCACCTGCACAGACTGATATGCACCCTAACAAAAGCTTCAACCATTTCTTATCACCGTTTGAGAAGTCATTCCAATCTGATAGAGTAATTAATTCATAAATAATTCCCCAGAAACCATTACTAATTAAGATACTCAAAAGATTACGCGACGGTAAATTAATATATACCCGTAAAAAGGTCACACCTGCAAATAGCAGTAATAACAATCCGTTTAATATAAGCCAACTGTTATTTCTTCGACCATAAATGATATTTACTAAAAACAAAATCATTGGTGCAATCATGTACACCAGCATCATTGTTCCCATTACTTATCCTCCTCTGGTTCTTTCAACAAATCGATAAATGTTGAAGCGGTTACTTTACTTGGACTCAAATTAATAATTTCAGGCGTCGTTACACTAACCTTGGTATATAGCTGTTTGTTCGCACCAGTAAATGTACCTTCAACCTTTGCGGACTTAACAATGTCTTCTTTTACCATTTCCAAATCGCTTTGGCTTGAAATGATCTTTCCACCTAAAAGCTTAATCAGATCATTCACCGTAAATTGTCGTTCTACTTGATTCTTTAAGATTTCAAGTAGTAGTTTTGTGGAATTATCAACTCCAGGTACTTGTTGATTTCCATAACTATCACCAGTGAATGCAACCTTAAAGCCGCTTTTAGTCGGAATTACTAGCATTAGTGTCTTTGATTTATCGTCATTTGATACTTTGCTATGGAATAGAACGGATTTGTCACCAATCTGGGTTGCTACTCCTTGTTTTGCATGCGTATCAACATTTTCACCGGTCACAAATACATCAAATTTAACTTCGGACGAACTGTAATAATCATTAACAGTTACAACAAGTGGATCTTTAATTGTGTTTGCAGAAACTTTATAGAATTCTGCTGCATGACCATATTGATTTAAGTGCGTCATATCACCAGAGTAAGTTACTTCTCCCTGATAACTACCATTCCATCCATAATGATGACCACCCAATGACATCATATGTAAATCAAGATCAGCTTGAGGTTCGTCCCATGCAATTCCTAGCGATACATTTTTACCTTCAAAATCATAGGTCGTCATGTATGGCAACCCGCCAATAAAGTCCTTCGCAGTTGTTGGTACGGCATACTCAACCCCTTCAGGAATATAAAATACTTTATTACGCCAATTACCATATCGATGTTTTAATACATCTAAAATCATGTCGTGTAATTTTTCGCTACGCAAGATTCGCCTTAACTCATTTACACTATCTTTGTTATTCATAACTTTTAGATAACTTTTTCCGTTACGGATTTTGAAGTACCGGGCTTTTTGTGTTCCATCCATACGCAGTAATGCATTATCTAATTTAATGAGCTTATAAATGGGAGCCTTAAACATTGCACGTTCAATATCACTAAACTCCACATCATAATCCATCACGTGTTCTAACGGTGATTGCTTACGGGGTTCATACATTCGCTTTGATAAGTGAAGAGCTCGATTAATTAAGGCCTTATCCTCAAAATGTTTCCGTAATACTAAATAGAGTTTGCGATAACGAGTAATATGTTTGGCAACTTCTTCTATTCCAAAGCTCTTAACATATCGTTCAAACGTTTTTTCCAATACCATATAATTCTGGTCACTACTCCAAGAATCGTTTAGATGGCCTAGACGATTGATCATGTCACGAGATTTAATTAGCAACGTACTATCAGTTGCAAGGTAAATTAGGTAACGCGTAAATTCATCGAAATTCTTTGGCAAGAGCATTAATTCTTCACACACATGACACATATATTCACGATTCTTGATTTGGTCCACATAATCAATTGTTAAATGATAGCCATCGATAATTTCAGAAATTAAGACTTGATCTTCGCTACTTAATGCAATCCCACTTGTCAGCATATTCTTAACTTTCTTTGCTAATTCTGCTTCCGTAATCGCATCAATATAAACAAGCTCATCATTAATATCAATGTGCAAACCATTTAGAAATTCTGGCTCATAGATTTCAATATCATCGCGGTCAATTCCATGTCCATATGTACTCATATAATGAGCTAATTGTTCAAACCGCAATTGCAATTCACTACGACCTTCGACATCAGGAAATCGTTTATAGAAGGTTGAATTTACCTTCTCTGCATCAACTCCGTATTCCAATACTGCTGATTTCACAACAGTCTTTTGCTGTTCTTCAGTACGGCCATCTAATACACATGGATTGATAAGGACGCCTTTCTTTAATGCATCCAATAACAAACCGGTTTCTGTTGCTCGCAGATTGCTAAACTTATCTTCTACAACTGCTTTGAATAATTTAATAGTTGCTTCTTCTTTTCTCATGTTCGGTCTCCTTTCAGAAAATAAAAAAGGCGACCTTAAATAAAGTCACCTTAGTTTATATATGACAACGCGAAACGTAAACATGTCTTATATTTGCTGTATAAATTAATAGGAACGTTTTTCTGCGTTGTGTTTATAGATACGGACGGTAATTCACAAAAGATTTGCAGTCTTGTTTCAAATAGGAACCGTCTTCTGTATCAATTATTGAATACGAACAGTAAATAAGTATTTAGTTTAACAGACTAAGCTATAGGAACTGTTTTCTGTATTCATAATACATATTCTCGGAATCGAACCGAGCTTTTCACACGGGGGATGGTGACGACTTGCCAATTAGTCTAAATATGTACCTAAATTAGGGATGTACAAAGCTCATTTGGGATTAACTCCCAATTGCGGTGTAAGGAATCGAACCTTAACAAAACTGCTTATGAGACAGTCTAGCTTCCAAAGCTCTCACCGCCATAAAAACTAGCGAATTTGCTAGTTACATTACATCAACGTTTAGCTTCTTTCCTAATTCAACTAGAAAACTATTACGCAATTCGTACGCTTTCGTAGTGCTAACTGGGATAATTTGTCGATCACATAAATCAACCATCCGTAACCCGACATTGCCTTTGAAGTAAGTTTCTTGAATAATCTTTTCAGTAACCACACCGGATTCATCTAAGCATTCATCAATTGCTTGACGTTCCTTCTTTAATTGTTGAAGCCACCGATCATCATTAATAGTTATTACTTCTCGACCAACTGGATCACTCAGTTTATTCAGAGCTCGACCACCGCCAACATTATCGTCTTGTTCAGGCGTAGGATATTTCAATTCATCTTCTCGTTGCTTAATGTAACTGGGAAGTTTGGGATAATCACGCAGTATGTCTTCTAGCATATGTTGTACTGATTTACGCACAACTTCACCTCGAAGATCTCTTATATAGTAGTCAATTTCATGACCAATTTTGGTGTCCGGACTTGAACCAGAATTGACGCTCACCACTTGAGCAACACCAAACCAAAGTTTTTATATTGGGAGTGCCACTAAATAGCAGCAATGTTAAGAGCTGGAATCGAACCAGCTTCATGCATATGTGTTGTGGTTGCAAGACACATAAGCTCTCACCAGAGAACGTTAACAATAGTAGCTGACCCGTAAATGTAAACTACTATAACTGATGCTGGAGATTCATCAGTAATTACGGGGACTGGACTCGAACCAGTGCATCACGGTACCAAAAACCGTTGCCTTACCAACTTGGCTACTCCGTAATAACATCGTAAGCTAAGCGAGGCCTCTTTGATCTCCTATACTTAACTCTTGATGTGCCTATCGTCATAGGCTCCTCTATTAGAGATTATTAGCTAACATACCAGCATCTGTGGTAGTGATGATTTTTCCCAAGAGGACTATGCTGATTGATGGAATCGAACCACCGCAACCTACCGCTTCAAGGTAGTGTTCTACCTTCTGAGCTAAATCAGCACAATAACTACCCAGAAAACGCACGACAGTAGTTAGACAAGTTACTTAATCTTCATTGTATGCTAAGTTACAATTTCCTTAAGCAGAGCTTGTGTCTTCATTTTATAACCCGAGGCTTAGCTCCCTCTTTTTAAGGCTTTCGCGGTGAATTTTTTGCTAGGCTTGTATTTAGATAGAGTCCTTTAGGTTTCCCCTTATCTCTACGTTTATTCAAGTGGCCTCCTTGACCAGGACATGTACTTTATCCTCTTCGGCGGTTTAGTGCTTCCGTCAAGCCTAGACTAACATTCTCGGACAGGATTCGAACCTATCATACGCAATTGCTAACGGAGCAAGCGGTGACTAATACTCCGACCTTCCATAGGCAACGAGAATACAGAGTTGAATTTTATTTCAGCATTACGCCTATAACTACGGCTGGAGTCGAACCAGCGAACCGACTTATAAAACGGAAAAGACAATTCAGACAAACGATTTTAGTCGGATATCCAACATCGTAGTTACCAATAATCGAATTAAATACAATTATTAAGATACTCTTTTTAAAAATTAAGGCAATTTTAGACACGCGATTTGCAAAATTTTTTCTAAAAAGATCATTAGTCCCCTAAAACACATAATATGTATTCCAATAACTAATACTAGAAACAATGCAATTATTACCATCATAATTAGCCAAGATGTAAATGCCATCACTGTACTTTTCATTGATGTCGCCTCTGTTTAAGCTTATCAACTTCTTTTCTGGTTAATTTGCCTAGATTAACCAATTCATCCTCTATTGCATCTAGTACACTATTTTGATCCGTCTTATTATTGACAAAATCAATGTTTTTCATATCTATTTTCATCGTTGGCGTATCTCCATAAGAATTATACCAATCTTGGTAAATTTGCCACACAGAATGATAATACTCTTTAAGCTTTGGATCATTAGTTTCCATCTTACGTCCTCTCAAGGAGATGTTACTTAACATTCGCTCAAAAGGAGCCTCAAGATAAACAATTAGATCAGGTCCCATAAACGGATGTCCTGCAACGTTTCTCTGCATTACATTATTTAATCGCAAGTAATCCTTATACAATACTTCGGGAAATTCTCCACGATTATAAAGATTACGGCTCATAATGCCATCACTAATTAGTGATGAGTCATAAACAGTATTATTCATCCCTTCTTGCCTTAAAAACATTCCTTCTAACAATTGCTCATAACGATAGTCTAAAAATTCTATCTGAACAGCAAAGGCTTTCATTTCACGAGAAATATTACCATTCTCATAAAAACTGTTCAGTAGCGGAATCTTTTCTGGCTTCTCCAAGAATGCTTTTGTGTGTAAGTCATGGGCTAATATCTTAGCAAGACTTGTTTTTCCAATACCTATTGGAGCTAAAATGTAAATCATATGATTATTCTCCTATCCCATCTATTACCATAAACAGATATTCGTGTTCGTCGTATAAGAGTTAATTTTCCAACTCTCTTTCCTGGAAAACACTCTGATTCTTTCATCCCCTACATCCCGCTTTCATTATTGTCTAAACGTACATATTTATTTGCGCCATGTTCATCAAGAGCTAAATGCCATCTCTGACGTTTAATTTCTTTTCTAATTTGCCACGCTTGTGATAATGCATCGTCTTTTAAATCGGCTAATTCTAGCACCTGTTCAAAAGCGATTCGCCGTTGCTCATAGTTATCGTTGTAGTGATTGCAATCATTAATAAATGCGTTCTCTGCGATACAGACATCACGATACATATTCAAAATTTTCTCAATGGCAACGCTGTTAATTTTTGGCTGTTTTTCATCCATAATTTATTCTCGTTTTCTTGTTCTTGAGGTTTAAGTTTTCAACACTCCACTCCCAATTGTGACGAGTAATTAATCTAACAGCTTGAATAGGAACGTTTTTACTCCGAGCCCATTCACACATAGCAATTTCTATTTCATGTGTCATCCCATTTTCTTTTTGATCATAATACATTTCTAAAAAATGCATTGCCGATTCAGTCCAAGGAAGGTTTCTTCCAGCAATAAAATCGTTAAGTGTATTAATTGCATCGTTTCGTTCTAATGAGACGCGATAAATTATCTTTAAGGTTTGACTATTAGGAATTTCAATCATTCCTAGAATTTCTTTATCCTTAGCAGTGAGCCGGTTTTCTTCACGTCTTACTGCTAGTTCATACATTTGGCGAGCAACTTCTAACTCCAACTTGACACCCCACATTCGTTACCCGTTGTTTGTAACCTTATATTTCTAAATCACCAAAAGAAACATTAGTAATTGTTCGTTCGTCTAATGTCAATCCAATTGCCGAAGCTTTTTGCAAATCAACAGTTTGATTGAGTTTATTAATGCCAACAATATAGTAATTGTGTTTGTGATAAATCACTGGTGTTTCATTCTGACAATATTTAATTACTTCCTGTTCTTGCATTACATCAATTCACTTTCTTAATCACTGAACAAAAAAGAGAGAGCAAATAAAGTAATAGTACCAGCAACTACTTCCGAACTTGCTTTAAATGCTATTTCAGCAATTAAAATAGCAGTTATGCATAATTGGGGAATATAATCACTTATATATTTCATTAATCTATCCCCTTAGTTTGATCTTCTTCTACAATCTCGTTCAATCGTTCAAATTTATCATCTACATCGTTTAGGGCAATATTTAGAGCTCTCACAGCTTGAAATGCTTTTTCAGTTTTCGTCTTATACAATTCTGCACTTACAGACAAGTCACAAATCATACTATACATATCGGCTAACTGCGTATCTGCAAAAGTTCTAACATTATTTTCATATTGCTTAATTTGCGCCATTGCTTGTTGTAATCCAAGCGCCCACAATCTTGCGCGATCACTAATCCGGCGACCATTAGGAATGCCTTCCCACCAATCGGGATCAAAACCAGTTAGTTTATCACATAAATCAGAATCAAGACCATACTCGCCGGTAAATTCGTCAAAACATTCAATTAAATCTTGCTTCATTTCTTGACGATCTTCTAAGCTCAGTGAATATTCTTCTTCGTCGTTCAACCCTAAATAATCGCTTAATTCTTTTTCTAAAGCATCTAAGTCATATTCGTACTTATCATCAGACGTTTCCATCTTGCTGACAAAGTAGCCTAAGCTCTTACTGTAATCGGCAATGTTATCAAGAGTATTTCCCGTTGTATGCCAACTAAGAACAGCACTGCCTAAATCTCCTGAAATACTTAGGGTAGAAGTCATTCGATTAAAAACGTAATCAATACGATCTTTTAATTCATAATCTTTACTCTTCCAGATTAGAAATTCATAAGGCCCATAGTGATGATAAAAGGCAATATGATTTTTAAAAATATCTTTGTTCATTACTTCCATCCCTTAATCTCTTTGATTGCTTCATACAATGGTTTATCCAAACTAGAGCTAATAATGCAATGATTATACGCATCAAGAACTTCATCTTTCTTGTCGTAATCAGCGACCACACTTTCGTAATCACGTTTTAGCCAAGAATTAATAAGGATAAGCGGATAATCAACGGAATTATTAACTTTTCCTATCTGGCAAAAGAAGTCATATAGAACCTGTTCGTCTTTATTCATTGCAATCACCCTTTTGTACTATCCTCAGCCATTTATCCAGTGCCGCTAACTTCTCTTCACTAATCACTAGGCGGCAGGTTAGCTGGTCAAGATCCAAACAATAAATCCCATAACCTTGCTGATAGTAAAAGCCATCGCCTAAATCAAGCTGTGCCATTACTCTTCCTCCTCGTTCAGCGGTCGCTTGCAAAATGGACAATTAGGAACTTTCAAAACGTTAACTATTCCCAAAGTAGTTTCTACAATTGGCCCATTGCCCAACACATTCGATACCCCTGTGTATATTGGTCCACCATCATTTAAATCAATTGGCGTTTCTTTACCAGTAGATATAAACGGTTTGTAAGGAACGTGACAGTACGGGCAATTCTTTTGCTTTTCAGTTAGTTTCATATAACTCACCTCCTATGAAGTCCAAAGAAGCACAACAAACAAGATTACAAGTGCAGTAAATTCAATTAATAGACCTATTGGATTGTTAAAAATTATCAAAAGAGTCAAGCCAATTATTAATGCCATAAGGAAGAAAGTGAACGTTAATTTTACTAATAAGTCCCGCTTACTCATTTTCTCTCCTCCATGTTTCCACACGTGACTTTACTACATAATCAGGCGTATCTATTTTCTCTTGTTTCACAATTTTTTCGTGGTAAGGGCAAAAATCAATTAAGCCGTGATTTTTAGCACACTCATCACACAAAGCACAATCACAAGTTATTTGCCGTTGTGCTGATAAAAAATCTTGAAAGCTCGTTCTTCCGCAAATAAATGTTGGTGACTCGGGATATTGAATCACGTAATCGCACCATTTAGTAGCAAAACGTTTATGACACACACCGCATTTTTGCTTTGAAAAATCTTCCTTAATTATTTCTGCCATTTTTAATAAAGACGCTCCACTTTGTTTTGCTCTTCATATCGCCTAGAATTGGTTGCTGGCCAAATGCTTCAAATACTTTCTTAATTGGTATTTGATCTTCGTTCCATTTGAATAGCATTGTTCCAGTTGGTTTAAGGACACGCATTATTTCTTGAAAAGCCTTATGAAATTCGTTTGGCCACCCCATCAGATCAATGGTTCCATATTTTTTAGCAAGCCATGAGGTCTTACCAGCACGGATCAGATGCGGTGGATCAAATACAACTAAATCGAAAGTGCAGTCGTCAAATGGGATACGTTTCCAATCAGCCTGCACGTCTGGATCAATTTCAATCTTTCGCTCATTACCACGATCCATCGCTGCATAGACAGCTTTGCGGATATCCATGTAAGTGGTATGTTCTTCGTGTTTGTCATACCAGAACATTTTTGATCCGCAACAAACATCAAGAATTCTCATAAAACAAACCAACTTTCCATATCGTAGATAAAGCTTTCCATCTTTCGTTTGTTAAATTGATATAGCAAAGTTGTTTCACCGCTGGGACTTTGAAACACAAGAGCTCCTTTACTAACTTCTAAATATCCGTTGTTATCAGTATTTTTATCATAAAATTCCCAATAGTCTGCCCCAAAAGAATTAGCTTCTTTGGGAGTAAATGTCTTCCAGACTTTTTCTGCTTGTTCCTTTAAGAATTTAAGTAAATCAATGTTGTCTAAATAGAATCGATAATCTAGAAGATCTTTTCTTTCTGTGTGAATTTGAATATTGCTCTTAGTTACCCTAACAATCACTTTTCTACCGTGCTCATCTTTAAAAACTCTTTCTTCCATCATTCTTTCCTTTCTCTGCTGCTATCATCAACTGCATTAATTGAAGTGCCGGATCTACTTTCTCTTGCTTACATAACACAGTAATTGCTTGGTATAAAACACCCATAATTTCTTTAGGCTCAAAGCCCAGAGCATAGAAGCCAGCTAAGCATTTATCTTTATTAACTTTTAGAACGATGGTTTCGCCATACTTATTCATTTCTTCCACTCCTAATCTGCTGCATATCCCATCGCTATCATTATCGCTATAATTCGTAACCAGTCCTTAGTAGTTGGAGTGACAAACCACTCTGGGTGAAATCCCATTAAAAGAAAAGCAACAAAGCATACCCAACCCATAAGCTTTTTATTCATCGCCTCCACCTCTTAGGCTTTCTAATTTTAAATAGTGTGTTATTGTTCCTCGCCTCATAGTTAGACAATTTCTTTTTGAATTCATCAATTTTCATCAGTTGTCTTCCCCCATCAATTCTTTTACTGTCGTATTGCATAGGTTAGCAATTGCCTCTAACCTTTTCTTACTTGGCATTGTGACTCCTCTTTCCCAATTGCCAACTGATACTGCTGAACATGTGGTCGTCCCTAAAATTTCATTCACTTTATTCGCAACTTCATTTTGTGTTAGATTCATGTTCATTCTTAACTTTAGAACCTCTTTGCCAATACGTTCTTTTTGACGAGTATGTCGGAGTTTCAAACAATCAAAGATCATTTCTTTTCGCTTACCTATCAACCCTTCATACTTACTTTTGAGTTTAGGATTAGCTTCGATGGTTCTTTGAAGCTTTGACGTAGAGCAATTAAGTTTTTCTGCTATTTGTTTTAGAGTAAGTTCTGTATTTAGCAGTTCGATTAACTCTCGATGGCTTATTTTTGCTCTTCGTCTATCTTTTACTAATTCTCGAAATTCTAAAATTGCTTGGTAGTCTTCATGATCACTTTTGGCTAAATCATCTAAATTGAAATCGTAGTCATTCAATCGTTTACCGTACTTATCTTCTAAATTCCGTAAGTGAGTTAGAAAGTCATTTTTATTAAGGTAATCAGTCATAGTTACTCCTCGCTACTTGTTCAAGTTGCTCTGGATCAACGTACCGACTTACAAACTCACCAAATTTCTCGCGTTCGTCTTCGCTAATCATTACTCGATTGTGATCATAATCAACACTAACTACTGAGCACAAAGTATCTTGATAAGAACTAAAGTATTATTCTTTAGCGCCTGTTCCGCCTCTTTCATCTTCATTTTGTTCTAACCTTTCTACTTCAATTTCAATACGTGGTCGATCACTGTAATATTTTTCAGCAACTATCTTTACAATCTGGTTGTCATCTTCCCATAGCAAGCCGTTTAAGCCATCTAAAGTAGATTTGATGTAATTATCCGTGTCCGGCTTTACGATCGGTCTGTGCATTCCTGAGAGCCGTAATTTTCGTTCTTTTTTCGATGTGCTTGATTGAATATGCCGATAGAATTTAAGACTAACAATTAATGGACCATCTAACGGCTTATCCTTGTACTGGAATTTGCACATCATCCCCAACTGTTTCTTGTAAGTCGCTACCTTTTGAGGATCATACAAACGTATTCCTTTCCTCGTTTTAGTTGCCCTAGGCCGTGCTTGTTCGACGGGCTCAATGTTGAATATTATTTTCATTTTTACCTCGCTCTTTAGTTCAATAAGCTTTGAATAATCGAAGCAATTGGCGCACAAGCGTGAATAACATTAATGACCAAGCACGAAAGCATGATTACACTTAAAAGCCCGCCTGCAAATGATGTTGCTATACAGCCAACAGTATAATCTGTTCTATAAACTTTATCGTGAAACGACTGGTTTTCACCTTTTTTAAAAAAGTAATGCGCTAACCAAATAGTACCGATTAGTATGGCGATAAAAAGTACACCGCATAGAATGGAAAGAACAATTGCTGACATTTGATATTGTTGAACCATTGTCTTAGCAACGGCCGGTAACTCGCTCAATTGTCCATTCAGTGTTTTCAATAATTCTTGCTCTGCTTCATGCTTCATCTAGTCACACCTCTCATAAGTTCGTTCAAAAATATCTTGATCGATAACCCAATGTTCTCCATCAACGCCAGTAGCGATGTAGTCACCCTCATCAATTTTCATATTTCCTTCTTTAGTTGGAAAAAAGTAATCAAAGTCAGTTCCGTTATCATCAGGAAAAATATTGTATTTAAATACTTGCTTAGGATCAGCAGTAAACTGTTCAGCTTTGATTAAGGCTGTATTTCGGTATTTGTGTATCATTTCAGGTTAGTCTCCTCAATCACATAGCAATCACTATCGTCTGGATAATTTTCAATTGCTGTTTCAGCAGCTTCCTTAGAACGAAAAGCATCCATAATCCAAACATCGTCATAAACTTGATAGTAAACAACATAGATAGTCATTATTTTTCCTCTTCAAAGCACTTATTTTCTTGCTTGTCATAAACGTCTAAATAAAGTTGTTTCTTATCACCGTTGTACGTGACTTCGTAATAATGCTGATCATTCCCTATATCATCTACACCTAGTAATGCTTTATGATTTTGTAATACTTTGGCATACCAAGTGACAAATACTTGGTCGTCACTAATTGCTGGGTGATCCTTTCCAAAAATGTGTTCTTCAAAGTATTCAGCTACTCTGTTTTTTGCTAATTCAATAAACTCTTCGCTACTCATCATTCTTCCTCCTGGTTTATCCTTCATTGATAAATATCGTTTTCTTCTATAGCAACTAGTTTTGCCATATCGTTCCATTCCACATTAATTCGCTGTATCTTCCCAAGATAAGGACGAGTAACAATTATCCTGTCACTAGAAAGGCCTTGATTAATTATTTCTCGGGTTGATTCTCTTACTGTTAACTTAAAACCATTACGCAATATAATCCGTGTTCCTGCTAAAAACTCTCTTTCCACTAGCCGCTTGCCTTCTTTCGATTTGCAATCCGAGCCTTTAATTTAGCAATATCCTCGGGGGATGCTTTCTTGTTTAATTCTTTTTGATCTTTCTTACTCCACTCAGGCATTTTTTCTCGAATAGGTGGACGCTTACGATAGTTAGAAGACACTTGTTGCTTTTTCTTTGCTCGTTCTTGTTTGTATTGCTCAGAAAGTTTTTCCGCCTGCTCAACGGTTTTTACATGATTTGTTTCTAAATTCTTCATAACTGTCAGTAAGTATTGCCAATTGGGGTGAGATGCATTCTCATTTGTTTTATGAATTGCCCAACACACAACTGAATTTCCTAATTTCTGAATATAATCAACAAAGATAGGCTTGTTTAATTCTGAGTTAACATTGATATTCGCTTGGTCGGCTAATGTAAATGGATCTTCCTCAATTAGCTTCTTCTGTTCAGCTGAGGATGTCACCTTATCATCATCATCTAATTCAGTATTTGGTATATCAGTATTAGGTTTAAAGTCAGTATTAGGTAGTGTGCCATTTTCGGAATTCCGCAAATCGGCATTCCGTTTACCGGCATTCCGGTTTTGGGAATCTGGGTTAACTTGTGGTGTTTCATAAAGTAGATAGTCAATCCCCTTAAAATGCCCTTTATTATCCCTTTTTCGTTTGCGTACTAGATAGCCTACAGATTCCATCTCTTGCAAAGCAGTGTTAATCGCTTTAACTCCGTCTTTGTCACTATGTTTAGCTAACTCATCTGGATAAAATTTCCAATCATCAGGCTTGGATAACATATAAATTAGTAAGCCACGAGCTTTAAATGAAATTTGTTTATCTTCAATTATTTTGTTATTAATAATTGAAAATCGGTCTTTTCGCTTTTGCCTAATAATTGCCATTTCTAATCACCATATTTTCCTTTGACCCCCAGTTTCTTTAAGATTTCTGGTGGTAGCTTAAGTCCTTTAACATGTATGTGGTATTTTGCTTCAAACCTTTTATTATTAAGTCTTTCGATTTCTTGATGATGAAATCGACACAACGGATATAGTTCTCGTTTAGAATGATCAATTTTATTTCGATTATTCCCCATCCCAACTACCGACCCTTCGACATGGTGAAAGTCGGCCTTTTTGCCACAAATAACGCATTTGTCTTTCAATAAGCACTTGTAAATAAAGTATCTTTCATTACGTGGCAACAGCTTATAGCCATTTCTAACAGGAACATCAAACTCAAAGATAAAATTAATAACATCCTTAATAAGCTTATTTGCGTCACTTACGGTATTCTCTGTATTATCAGCAAGGCTAATCTCCTTGCCAGATGTCCTTTTTGAATATCTTTTATAGAAATATTCTTTCAATTTTTCTTTAGGCATTCCCGACCATTCATGAATATCATTAAGCAATGCAAAGAACAGAGTGCGTTGCTTAGGATGAACCTTGCGAGGATCTGTAAATTCAAATTGAATAGGAACTCCATCGATCAAGCCATCATTCAAAATTGCGATATGTTCCAAGTTAATATTTTTATCCGGAACAACTACCCACATGTTATTGCGATAGTAAGCTTTTCCACTTTCCATTTAGAATGGCAATTCGTCATCGGCCAGATCAATACTTTGTCCACCATTGCCAAAGTCGTTGTTCTGATTACCATAATTTGACCGAGCATTCTGGTTTTGCTGAGGACTATTTGGTGTTGCATTACGTGCATTATTACTTGGTGCTTGCGAGGAATAATTGTTATTAGATTGTTGGTTATTATCTTGACGTGGCTCTAATAGAGAGAAGCTATCGACATTAATCTCAGTCGCGTAAACTCGCTGACCTTGCTTATTCTCATAAGCCCGAGTCTGAATTCGACCATCGATACCAATAAGTGAGCCTTTATGGGTAAAATTGGCAAAGTTTTCAGCAGCTTTCCGCCAAATAACAAGATTAATGAAATCAGCTTCACGTTCTCCTTGTTGGTTCTTAAATTGACGATCAACGGCAATCGTAGTTTGTACAACAGCCGTTCCACTTGTGGTGTACCGTAATTCTGGATCACGGGTTAGACGTCCCGTTAAAATTGCTCGATTTAACATTTACTTTTGTTTCTCCTTTGATTTATGAATATTTTCTACAAACCATGTATTTAGATTGTCAGCATTGATTTTTAGCAAATTACATTCGTTTTGTAATTTACTTAAAGCATGCACTTCCTTACCAAATGTCTCGCCATCATTAGCTTGCGTTATCATGGCAGCAATCGTGTCAACACGTGTCATCATCTGCATTAATAATTGTTGTTTCGTATTTTTAAGTGTCATGTGTTATACTCACCTTGTGTATTGTTTTTATATGAGCTTTTAACTATTTGCGGTAGTTTTAAGCTCTTTTTCTTTTTGCTTATCGACTTTTTCAAGCTCAGCAGAAAGAAACTCAAATATTTCCTTTGCGACTGGTACTTGGTCTTCACTCATTTCATCAATACGGTGCAGATCAAGTATCTTTTTCATTGGCACATAAAACATTTGTTGAACAGAATTGTAAGACGTTTTTCGACGCCATTTTGAACTCATATGATCGTGACAATAGCTGTCGATACGTTTTCTTAGTTGCAACCAGCCAGTAGTAATCTTCGGCGTATTCCTTTTGTTCAGCGCTTCATATACTTGACACTTAACTTGGTGTTCAATAATTCTGTTTAACTCTTCTTCTGAAATTTCCATTTATATCACCTCCCCTCATTGCAATAAGTTAGGAAATAATTCGCCTAGCAAGATAAGAATTAGTAAGACAGCTAAAGGAAGAACTCCAAATAGCGTCCAACCTCCCAACCAGCAAACGAACATCAAGAAACATATTCCTGTGCATGCAAAAGCTCTCACCATTTACACCTCAAATCCATAATCGTCACCATCACCACTGAACTCTAAGACCGATAGACTTCTTAAGAGACAATCCTTTGAGCAAAAAATATTATCTTTACCATCAGGATCATCAAAATAATTACGTTGCAGATAGTTGTCTCCTACAATGTAATAAGTATCATCTGGGTCGATATCTTTTCCGCACTCTGCACATTGTTTTAATTCTGGTTCTTCAAACATTTTTAAAACTCCTCTTTCTAATATTGTGTCGCCCACGATAACGTGGTTTTAGTATTTTGAGACTATTACCAGCCAAAGTATCAATTATTGCCATTAAGCTGAGACAAATTGCTATCACACAAATTGAAACAATAAATTCTGTCATCCTATGCTCCTCTTCGTAAACGTCCAAATTTTTGTTGATGATACTTTGCTGCCTTGTCTTCTAAAAAGGCTACCCATTCATTTTCGTGAATCCAGTAAGTCCGACCAGTAATCCTAATAATCGCCGTACTAAATTCATCATTGAGTTCACACTCAGCCACAAGATCGCTAAATTTACTTTTTTCTAGCCCGTATTTTTTCATTATTTCGTCTTTAGTTTTCACGTCATCACATTTCATTACTGATCCTCCTCATCAAGATTCGTAAACCGAATATGAGCACCTTGTGACTTTAAGAAGTCGATTAGTAAATCACTTCCCGTTTGCCGTTGGTGGAATTTGCCTAAGATGTTCATAATTCTTACTGCTGTAAGTTGTACATTGATATTCAAGTATTCCAATAAGAACTCAATTCCATTGGGAATCTTATTATTCCAACCTACGTTCTCCCCTATCCAATCTGTGACAGTGTAATAATCTTTACTTCCCCAAGTATGTCCTTTGTATTCTTTGGTGATTGGAAATACTTGAGCAAATTGGAGAGGTGTTAATTGCTTAATTGTTTCGTCTAGCATTGAGACCCATGCCTTTTGCATTCCCCAGTTACATTCTTCAATCACAGGCGTCCAATAATGAATCAAAATAAAAGCTAGTTGCTGTGGGGTTCTTTTCTCGTTCATATTCAATCAGTCCTCAGGTTTAGTTAATGGTAATTTATGAACCTTTTCCCACTTATTAAGGGTGACTAATTGTGATTCAGTAATTCGCTTAGCATTTTGTGGAAGACTGTAGTAATTAAGCTGATTAGCATAACCGAGTGCTTCTTCAAAGTCACTATGAAGGATTGCTGTATATTTAATTGCTCCAAAATGGTGCTTAGTTAATGAATAGAACGCACGAACAATATGCCCATATTTCTTAGAAAAGAATTCTTTACCACCATATTCTGGGTTATTGAATTTATGCTTTAACCATGATTTAGTGGTCACTGCGGCTCGACTTGTGATTGCTTGTTTAAGCTGGTTTGCTTCTCCATCAGTTAAAGGAATAAATTTTTTAATCTCCTCAATACTCTGATTGGTATATTCTTTTAATTCTTGCTTTGCTTGTTCCGTAGATTCAGCAATTGATTCATATACCATTTTGTTAATCTCGGCTTGAAGTGCTTGTGCTTTTACTAAATTTCCAAGTACGGATAAGCTAGATTTCTCTTTACTTTTTACTGGTGCTGTTAATGTTTCTTTCATTACTGATAATCTCCTTCTATAACTCGTCGACCGCCTAGCATTGAACTAAGGCGATCAATCGAATGTTGTAATAATTCAAGACGCTTTTGCAGATTCTTTTGTGCTTGTTCCCCCATCTCATCAATATCTTCTTGACTAAGCTTTTGCAGTTCAGGAATCCAATCATTAATTTTTAACGAAGCGCTATAGCCGTTAATTTCAGCTTGGCGTTTTTTTCGTTTTAATTCTTGTTCCTGTAACTTGTCATAACTATTTGCATTTTTATTAATACGTTCAGCGGCTTTAAGTTCTCGTTTGTAGTACTCGATATTTTCTTTGTCTTTAGCAGATTGTTCTTTCAATTCAGCAATCTTAGCTTTAATTTCGTCATAATCATCGGGCTTAACTGGAACTTCTTTAGTTACTGTCTTAGTAATAACTTTTTGTTCTGGTTGTCGCTTGGATAATTCAGAATTACGCTTGTTAAGCTCCAGTTGTACTTTACGATTGTCTTCTAACTCAGCTTGTTGATTAGCAATTGTTTCGTCACGATCAGCAAGTTCTTGTTCACGTTGTTTGAGTTTCTTTTTTACCTCTCGCAATTCACGAACTGTCATTTCATCCGGCTTTTTAGTTTCACCCGAATTTAGTTGTTGAGGCTTATCTCGTTCTTCCAAAGGCATCGTTGCGATAAGATACAGGGCTTCTGTTCCTAAATTGTGCGACGTCGCATAATTTGGAGTTAGTTGAGAAGAAATTTTCATAGCACGAGTTGCAAGTGATCTATCAATTCTTAAATCTGCAAGCCAACTATCAAATTCTCCATGAGCTAAATTATGATCTTTAACCCATTTCAGTCGCCGGCCAATTTCAAAGATCGATCGCCCACCAATCGATTGATATGTTTTAATTTCTGTGGTGATTTTTGTTAAATCGTTTGATAAAGGTTCAACTTTATTCGTGGTAATCACTTTCCTTCATATTTCAATCCAAATTCTTTGATCAAGGTAATGATGAAGCGAGAAGCCGCTGGCGTTTTCTTTCGACCGGAAAGATAATCTGCTACATCCTGTTTATTCATCCCATACATGGTTGCTAATTGCGCATATGAGATTTTATTTTGTTGTAAATAATCAATAATTCGTTTGCGTCCATTTGATGTTTCTGGCATTTGCTATCCCTTCTTTCTGATAAAATTTAATTAGTCCAAAATAAAGGTGGTGAACTTCGCTATGAGCAATCCAACTAATGAACAGATCGCTAACGGTGTTGCAATCGCTGTTACCGTAGCAAATCGAATTAATCGAACTCAAAACTCTTCAAGCACCGGCTACAGCGCTGAAGAATATGATTACCGTCACGTTTATAAAGCTGTTTTAGAAGATCTAAAAAGAAATAACTAATTTTTGTGTGTTTTATCTCTTTGATATGCTTCATATAACTGATAGGCTTCAAGTAATTTTCGGTTTGAATTAATCAGATTATCAAAGCCCCACAGGTCCGATAAATTTGTGGGCGCTTTTTTTATTTCATCAAGTTGTTGCTGCATTAAATCTAAAAACATCTCAATCGTATTATTTCTAGAATCCATTAATTGCCCTCCTTATATCTTATTTATTCCACCTACCCACCCAGCGTAAGATAAAATGATAGAACTATTGACTAAAATTAAACTTTATTGTAGACTTTAGACATAGTTAAATAAGCGCAATTTCAATAACAACGTTGTGCGATAATTCCTACACCAAAGCAAACGTTGCATAATCTTACTGCGTTGTTTTTTCTATCAACTTAACTTACAGCAATAGTATATTAAACTTTATTATAGAAGTCAACAACATTCTACAATAAAGTTTAATGTGAATTGCTACAAAATAGGAGAAATGCTTTCATGACTGTATTTGATAGAGTAAAAAAATTGGCTGAGAAACAAGGTATTTCAATTGTAGAATTAGAAGAAAAACTAAACTTTGGAAGAAATTCACTATATTCTTGGAAGAAAAAAACTCCTAATGGTGATCGTCTTAAAAAAGTTGCTGATTATTTTAATGTCACCACCGATTATCTTCTAGGTCGCACTGACACGCCTCAGTTTACCCGTAAAGATGAACGAGATGTTCAAAAAATTTTAGAAGAAATGACTCAAGGCTTGAATAATAAGAATGAACTTGCTTTTCTAAAGAACGGTGGTCAAGAAATTGACCCTGAGGATGCTGAATTATTAAGTGCTTCACTAGAGAATGTGATTAGACAATCTAAACTGATTGCTAAGCAAAAATTTACACCTAAAAAATATCGAAAAAAACAGGATTAATGAGGTGACTTATATGTTATCTAAAGAATGGATTAAACATAAAGCCCATGAGGTAGTCTATTCCGCTGGCACCCGTGATCCTTTCAAAATATGTGAAGAAGCTGGAATTCCTTATTATTACGATGATCTTGGAAAAGAAATCATGGCTTATCATACACAAATATGTCGTATCCCTGCTATCGTTCTATCCACACGTAATAGTGACTTTGAAAATAGATATGCTTGTGGTCACGAACTAGGTCATCATTTTTGTCATCACAAAGGGAATACTGAATGTCTTAATAGAAGTAACCGAAAATTTGTTACTTTTGGTGAAGAATATGAAGCCAATAAGTTCATGGTAGATATAATGCTTGACGGAATTAACGCACGTGATTTTGAAACTAGAGAACAATTAATGAAATACTGCCATATCCCTTCTTGGGCTGAACGGTACATTGATTGGGAGTTAATAACTAAATAAAATACGTCCAAACGTGATCGACGTTAAAAGCTACTTACTATTGGAGGAAATTATGGATACACAAGAAAATAGCGTAACTTCAAGTGCAACATCCGCACAAACAAAATTTTGTCAAAACTGTGGTGCAAAAATCGACGTACGCGCGGTAGTTTGCCCTAAGTGTGGTGTTCCTGTCGAAGGAATGCAAAACAGCACAAACAATTCAGAAGATCGCAACAACGGTTGGTGGGATCTACTAGGATTTATTTTCCCTATTGTTGGTTGGATTCTTTGGGCTGTATGGCACAAAGAATATCCAAAACGCGCACGCGGAATTTGTACTTGGGCCTGGATTAGTTTTGGGATTAGTTTCGTTATTGGTTTTTTGAGTGCTATTTAATTAGGTGATTGAAATGAAATATTGTCCTAATTGTGGAAAACCGGTAGATCCCAAAGCAGTTATATGCCCCAACTGTGGAGTTCCTATAGCTACTAACAATTCTATTTCAAACACCAATTCAGATAGTGGTTCAACTTGGTGGGCCGTTCTTGGCTTTTTCATTCCAGTTGTGGGCTTAATACTTTATATAGTGTGGAAAAACGACGAGCCCAAGAACGCTAAGAAAGCCGGGCTTGGCGCTTTGATTAGTGTTTGTGTAAGTCTAGGCTTTTTCACTTTATGTATGTTTATAGCCGCACTAGCCGGACTCACAGCTGCTTAAGAGAGTGCCCTAAAGATAGCAACGTTAAGCAACCATTTAAAACGGTCAAATCTGAGGCCGTTTTAAAAAGCCCATCAAAAGAACACCAGTTTGTCTTTTAAGGAGGTGATGTCCTACGAAAAATAAAAAAGCCCATTCCCTACTGCAATAGGAAATAGGCTTGACCAATTTAATCAATCTCTACTGCAATGGAGATTGGTTAAGGAGTTAAAAATAAAGTACACAGCCCTATTTTTAACTCCTTCATTATAACATTTATGTTTATTTGAATGGAGGAACGTTTTCATGTGGATTAATTCGTATAAAACTAGCAAAACAATAAAAGGCAAAAACGTTCAAGTTATACATTATCAATTTCTTGAACGTTACAAAGATCCTAAGACAGGAAAAAATAAAACAGTTTCAGTATCATATGATCGAAATACGCCCCAAGTTCGTAAAGAAGCAACTAATAAACTAGAGAAAAAAATAGAAAAACGTATTAGGGAGATAAAATCAAGCAATACCAATATTACGTTACAGGAACTGACCGATGAATTTCTCGAATACTATAAGCATCGAGTTGCTCTTCGAACTTATATAATTAATAAAAATGTTCTACAAACAACATGTAATACTCTTGGAGGTGACACGTTAGCAAAACGTATAACAACTCCAATGTTAAATAAATATTTTGATAATCGCCTTTATGATAAAAAGCACCCGGTATCAAATAGTACAGTTAGAAATACTCGCAAAGCCCTATCATTAGCTTACAAGTTTGCTAATCGTTATGGATATTTGAATATTAATCCTGTGAAAGATACGGAAGTGAATTGGCGCAACGAAATAGATGCACGGCGAAATAGAATTGAAAACAAATATTTAACTCATGCTGAATATCGTAAAATTATCAAGTATTGTCTCAAAAAGCACAAACAATACTATGCCGACGCTTTTAAGCTTCAGTATCTTACAGGTTTACGTTTTGGAGAATTGATTGCCTTACAAGTTAAAGATGTACTTAAAAAAAGTGGATATACTTATCTTGATATCAATGGAACAATGGTAGTTACCGACGATCACTCAAAGCAGATCAAATCAGATCGTACAAAAAGTATTGCCGGAATTAGGCAGATCATGCTTTCGCCAAAAGCCATAACTATTGTTAAACGCAACATGAAGGGTAAAAATCCAGATGACTGGTTAATAACCCAGCCACTCACACCTAAGCGTCCAGAAAGACCACTGAGATTAAATACAGCAAACGTCTTTCTTAAAAAAGCTTGTAAAGAATTAAAGATAAATAAAAAAGTTACTACTCACTTTTTTAGACACACCCATGTATCAAATTTAGCTGATTTAGGGATCCCTTTGCGGGTAATTCAAAAAAGAGTCGGACACGCTGACAGTGAAATAACCCGGCGGATTTATTTGCATGTTACTAAACGTACAACAAAAAAGTTTATTGATATGATCGATTCGATTGATGAGTTTGACTAGCAATAAAACTTTTCATTTCTGCTATATTTGTGCTATATAAATCAATTTAAAACGAAAAAGAAACCCTTGTAAGTCGTGGCATACAAGGGTTTCTTTTTCGTTTTTCATCTTGTCTTGAAGACAAACGTTTTATATTTTTACAAGTCCTATTCTAATAGGCTTTTACTGTCATGTCAACGTTTATAACTTGGCTCAATTTCCGTACTATTCCGTAGTTTCCCGTAAAACCAGGTATCTTCTGCCCCCTCAATGCGCCTTCGGATTATTTCACAAATTCAATT